TTTCTGATTGTTAGATATTCGGTAGTCTAGCCTCCTATATCACTAGTTTTTGTGGTATGCTATTTTTAGTGAAGGGAGGCAAATCATGGATATTTCTTTGACTATTAAAGCTCACATCAAAGTTGCCAGTTCCGAAAATGCTAAATCACTGATAGACAGCATGGAAGCTTATAGACAAGGTTGTAATTTTGCATCTGAATACATTTTTGAGCATGACTTTGAACTCGGCCAAGCAAAGCTGAACAAAGCTGTCTACTCTGACTTACGACAAAAATTCAACCTCAGATCACAAATGGCTCAGTCTGTCTTGAAGACCGTTATCGCCAGATACAAGTCTGTTAAAACGCAGCTTGGTCAGAAGCCTTATAAATTTCACGACATCAATGCACCGAAAGACAAGGGCTACTACACTGTCCAACGTGATCTTGACTGGCTTTGGGAGCCGATTTTTTTCAAGCGTCCGCAATTGGATGAAGTAAGAGATCGGGATTATTCCTTCAAGCAGAATGGCAAGATCGTGTCTGTCAATACCCTTAACGGGCGGATTGAATGCGAAATTGCCATGCCAGGCTTTGAAAAATATCTGGATGACGAATGGACTTTTGGCACTGCCAAAATCCTTAGATCTGGCAAGCACTGGTTTATGCATATCAGCGCAACCAAGTCTTTTCCAGATTACGAGATTGAGCAGACTCGTCATGTAGTTGGGGTTGACAGAGGACTTCGCCAGATCGTTACCTGCTATGACGAAAAAGGCAAAACTTTCTTCCACAACGGGAAGACGATTGCCAGAAAGCGTCAGCACTATAAAGAGCTGAGACGTCATCTGCAGATGACAAATACCAGAAACTCAAAGAGACGCATTCGCAAGATTGGTCAACGAGAGAACCGCTGGATGAGCGACTACAATCACTGCTTGTCTAAGACACTCGTCAACCACTACGGAGCTGATACTCTCTTTGTGCTTGAGGATCTTACTGACGTAACTTTTGATACGGTCTATAGCCGTAAGAAGGAAAATAGATATGAGCACCATTCCTGGTCTTTCTATGACCTGGAACAAAAGCTCAAGTACAAGGCACATCAGAATGGCAGCGAGGTTGTCGAGGTAGACGCTCACTATACCAGTCAGCGCTGTCCTAAGTGTGGGCAGATTTTGAAAGAAAATCGTGACCATGAGCTGCACATGTATATCTGTAACAGATGCGGCTACCGCTCTAATGACGACCGCATAGCCGCAATGAACATTCAAATGCTGGGAACGATGTACGTCAGCGGCGTGCCTAATCCGTCGTATCAGAGTCAGCATGATACAACAGATGCTAAGAAAGCCAAAGGCAAGAAAACAAAGAAACAAACAAATTAGAGCAGTGCGTAAACGTGCTGTTCTGCCGTAGTAGTCAGCCTGCGGGAGCATCTGAGGTTCGCCAAGGATGCTTGAGAAGCGACAGCGTAAGCCTTCGGGCTTGGCTATGGGAGAACTCCCCTCGGGGAGTTTGCTTGGACCACGCTAGCTAGTTGCAAACCTCCGACCTCGGTCGGGGGTAGTTGATTGTAGTGAAAATCCTTTCTAAATCGGTGACACGACACCATAGAGAGCCGCTGGGTGCAAGCCCCAGGTCGTGCATTGCTGTGATCGGTATGGAAAGCCGTGGGCAGCAAATTGTAAACTGTAATTTAAATTTAGTACTAGATCTCATTATTTTTTATTGCAGTTGTGTTTCGGTTGAAAGCTGGTTCGATTCCAGCGCACAACTTAGCCCAGCTTCCTCCAGCTGGGCATTCTACCTCACCTAAAGCTATAGATAACAGCATTTTTATTTTACTATTCTCTTTCGCACAGTGAGCTGGGGTTCGACTCCCCAGCTTGCCTTAGCCCTGCCGTGATAGCTAACGCTTAGCGGGGCACAGCCGTATCACATTCTGCCGACTGAGTGTGGTATAGCTAAGAGGTTGATTTATTAATTACGTCTGCAGCTAAGGGGCGTTATTTTAACCACGTTTTTCGTAACACAAATCAGCCTGCATTTCTACAAACCATTAAGTTAGGACTTTAAGTCTGGTTCGATTCCAGACAATGGTTATTTTCGTTTAAGGAGCAGTCATGAAACGTAAACTAACTTTGCTAGGCGATAAAGGCTATCCACTCTACGTCATGCACTTTAGTCCACTGTGTCCAGAAAAGGCATACCTGGACTTGAGAAAAGCTGCAGAGTGGAAAACATGCTTTAAGTTTGATAAAGGCATCGATTATTTAACACTGATCGGTGACGGCTATCGAAAGTTTAAACTCAATTGGCAGTGGATTAATCAACTAGAGAAATATAGATAGAAAGCAGATAACCTATGGAAACATATAAAGGTTACACTGACAAGCTGGCGGATACCTTAGCTAAAAAGAACGCAGCCTACGGTGACGCATTTGGCAAGAGCATTGAAAAGTACGGCTACATTGCGGCACTGGTGAGAATGTCAGACAAGTGGAATCGACTGAATACTTTAATGCTTGATAGTAACGGCATAGATAACCTGGGCGAATCAGTCCAGGACACCCTGCTTGATCTGGCGGGGTATTGTATCTTGACTATGGCAGAGCTGAACAATGAGGATAAACGCTAAGCACTACCAGATCATCCATGACTGTGAAAAACGTTATGGGTCGATTATGAATACTCCAGAACATGAACTGCGACAGCTGCAAGCCGAACTGAATCATGAAGAACATCCAGACATCCCGATCAAGTGGACAGATAGCAATCGAGAGAAGTTTGAACAAATGGTAATCCAAATGGTCGATGAAGGATATTCAGCCAATGCAATAGCCGGTGAACTAGGAGCTGGATACTCCACGGTGAAGAGGGTTATAGCCAAATACAACTTGACCGTAAAGGGTAACTTCCGCTGGGTTCTGACTGACGCTGTGGGCAATGTATACTATGCTACATCAAAAGGCCAAGCCCGCAAGTACTTGCTTGGTGGAACCGTAGGCGGCAATCCTGATTGGATTGAGCGGCAACTTGTAAACGATGGTTATACTGTCAAATACAGACAATCGATCTGGGCTGACATAGCTAACGGAGATTACTACATTACGCCACATGGCTTGTTCTTGAAGCATGGAGATGACAGCTATGAAAACTAACAATTTTAGTTTACGCAGCTTTCCAGATGGAACGCAGACCACGATCAGTGACAACGAGATTATGCTTTACGGAGCTGATGGCAAAGAGTGGGCCAGGATTATACGAACAGACACTGAATTAATTCCGTTTCCAACTGACGATATACCGAATGATTGCAAAGAAATTCTTAAAAATGTTTGCAAATTGGCAATGAAAGGTATATAATAGACGTATAGGTTATTCCTTAGGAGGTGAACGGGTGTCCATTAGAAAACGCGAACGAAACGCTAAGCGCTATATTGAATCTTTGCTTGAAGACTATCCACACTATGACGAATACGTAGAGCAACGGAGATTTGAACTCCAGCACCCATATGTAGAGCCGGACGACAATGTGGGTGGGGGTCGATCTAGCAGCAACACACCTTATCAAGAACGATGGATTGTAACGCTTGATGAAGACAAGCGGCTGAACGCATTAAGACAAGAGCACATGGCAATCCGGACTTGTTTTGAAGAGGCACCAGACGAAGTACAGACAATCTGCAAAGAACTGTATTTCAAACCGTCAAGACTGAGAAATGCACACACCATTTCTGATTTAGTAATGCAAGGAAAAGTCCTTGTAAGCCGTGCAGACGGCTACAGGAAATGGAATGATTTTATTTTTGATGTAGCTAAAGAGCTACATTTGCCAATCTAGTAATTAAAGTGTCATTTGACGAGTCATTGTGGGTCACTACATGACTTCGGCTATAGTGCGGGTGGAACTGCACTACAGTCTTAGACCCTTGCATAGCGCTCTACTGCGGAGTAGGGATGCTATACTCAAGCGATGACAACCGTAAGGTTTGAGCGGGTCACTATAGCCGGGTATAGCCGGCTTTTTTGTTAGGGAGATAAATTTATGCCAATTATTTTTTGGGTAGGGCTATTAGCTGGGCTGTTTAGTCCTGCTTTGTCTTTAGCTGAAGTGGCTATCTTGCCAAGACATGGCGTTGAAATTGCTACAGCCACACTGATTTTAGGCGAATTTGTTGGTTGGCCACTGGTGATTATTGGAGTGCTGGTCAGATGGCTTGGCTGATTTTAGAGTTAGTGTTAACTTATTATAACCGCCTTCGGCATAATTAATGCTGAGGGCCTTTTAATTGCCACACTGGGGCGTTGACCTTTTGCTTTGCCAAGTGTACTATAGTGTAAAAAAGGAGGGCAACACATGGCAATTACCGAAGCAAGAAAAAGGGCTAACCAAAAATGGAATGAAGCTCATAAAGAAGAAATGCGTTACCTGCAATATCGATCAAAGGCTAGAAAGTTCATTAGCGATCTAGCCAATGATGACGACCTCAGAGACCTGGTAAAACGTATCAAGGAAAAGCAAGAAAAAAAGTAGAACTTTTCCTTGCAATGTACTTGTCAAGGTGCATAATAGAGAGCGTAAAGGAGGAAAACTAAAATGTTATACAACGTAAAGGTAAATCACGACGATTTAGGTGAATTTGAATCAGCTGAAAAGCTTTGGCAGGCAATTAGCGAGGCTGATCTGGTGACTGGTGATCTTGCTGACTGGGAAGACATTGACGACAGCTCAGTGCCTTCCTTGTTGAAAGCAGCCCAGGACCAGGGCTTTATCGATGACTACGATCTGGAAGAAGTTCCGGACCGTGAACCACTAGAAGATTACCTGGACAACGCTTTGGATTATCCGGAACAAGTAGGTGCCGATCTGGCAGCCGTGCTGACTGGTGCTCGTGAATTTGCCGGGCTGAAGATTACTGACGATCAAATCAAGGAATATGTTCGCCAATACAATGAAGGCGCAGATAGCCACACTGGACTGTATGATGAAATTATGGACCAAGTTGTACGTGCTATTGAAAGTGTGGACTACGATAAGCTGGTTCGCTGGACAGACTGGGTAGGCGGTGACGATACTGCTGCTAACTTGTTAAGTAAATAATCGATAGCTCCCCAAAAAAGCTTGGGGGGCTATTTTTTTATGCTTTAAAAAAGCTTAGGGGGTGTTTTTTCTGAGTTCAAAAAAAGCCTGGGGGGTGATTTTTCTGGGGCTAAAAATTGACTGGGGGGTGTTTTTTTTAGGACTGAATTTTGACTGGGGGCGTTTTTTGGCAGCCGATTGTTGACTGGGGGTGATTAATGGTAGTGAAGTTAGACTGGGGAGTGTGATAATTAATATACTGGGGAAGGTGACACACGATCTATCCATGCAGCCGAAACACAGTGATTGCCCGTCAGACAGCCATAATACGGCATGTGAGGCGTTTTAAGTAAGCCTGTGGTAGGGGTTTACCTATGGTCTATACTGAAACGGCTTAAAATTGATTCTGTGGCGTGCTGAGCGGCTATATCCACACGGAAATACATAACACAAAAAAGACAGTCAGCGGTTGAGGAAAGAATGCTGACTGTCTTTTTGCACTGTATGAATGTTTGCTCTCTCTTTAGTGCACTTGGGGAGAGCAATTCACCAAATACTGGATGGGAAGCCGTGCTAGCTTACGACTTCCGACATCTACTCTACCACACCTGGTCTTGATTGGCAAATAAAAAAGTACTCGCTGTTTGGTGTCAACGAGTACTAAAGCAGACAGTCCCGACACTGGCCCGGCCTATGTAACACCAAAGCTCCATAGGAATCTCTGCCCGTGAACCAGCTGGGTAGTCTGCAAGCCGCTAAACGGCACGTAGTAAGAGCACCTGGCTGATAGGTTCCAGTGCTCTTTATATAAAATACCGTTCGGGGTCCGCTGCATGAAGGCATGGGCTTACCAGGCAACAGATTAATCCTATCAAATCAATTGGCGTGCCATACAATCACACAAAGCGTGAACGGCTTGTATATCTAGTATACCACAATCTAAACTAAACGATCAATCAGCCGACCAACCAATCAGCTGACTGACCGGCCGACTGCGGAATAAAAAAAAAAAAAAAATCACCCCAGTTGTACAGCAAATCTTCCTAAGGCGAAAAGAAAAAAGGTAAAAATCGGTCAGACTTAGAGCTATAATTATATTTTTAGCATTCATTAATTTTATTCTAAGGATGTTTTAATGTAATTTTAATGTAAGTGCTTTCACTATACGAAATCTAAAAAAATATAGTTTCGCTTTTTGACGCCCCGGCAGCCGGGGCTATATAAGGAAGAAAAAATAAAAAAAATCGTGTTTCTTCCTTATATATGTTTTTGCCCGCCTTTTTTATTTGCTAGCAGGAAGCAGCCAAAGCCGGCCGGCCTTTTGATCAAGCGCGCGAAAAGAAGGGGGCTTTTGGCCGGGGGCGGGAGGCTTTTTTAGTGGTCCTTTTTGGATCCTGCTACTTTTGGCCCTACTTCCTTTTTACCACGCCTTTTTTGATCACCAGCAAGCCAGGCGGGCCGGGGCTTGATGTAGCGCCAAAAACTTTTTTAAAAAAAGTCTTGCCAGGGGGTTGCGTTACCAATGGTTAGATGTTAGTATTAAGTATCCTATAAAAAAGGAGGTGAAGGCCTTGACCGACAAAAAAGCCAAAAGGGCCGCTTATATGAGAGAGTATCGGGCGCGCTTAAAAGCCGATCCCAAAAAGGCAGCTAAAGAGCTACATAGTAGAAAATACAGTTCAGTAAAAAGCTATATAAGACTACATGCAAGCATTAAAGAGCTTGGCGAAATTCGCCAACTGGCGGCTGAAAGACATAAACAACTGCTAGAAAAAAATAAAAAAACTTTTAATTAAGGTTTGCGTTACCGGCGGTAATGAGTATAATTAAGAGTGTAAACAATAGAAAAAGCCCACGGGGGCAATTTGGAACCTGGCCCCGTGAGCTACAGAATTTATTACAGACCTAAAAGGACTGTACTACTATAGTACAGTAAAGCTCCTTTTAGGTCAAGCCTAGAAAGGGGCTTTTTAAAATGACTACTAAACCAAAGCAAGTTGATTACAATCAAGCAGAAAAGGCAATCGAACTTTCGGAAAAATGGTTCGAATTAAGCGAATCACTTTACGTCGCTAAAGTTGACCCGCAAAAGACTAAAGGCTTTTTTAAGTCAAGTAGAGCAGCGGGCCGGGCTTATATCGTGATCGATACGGCTAACAAAACTATCACCTTAACCGACGACATGCTAGGCGCTGAAAACTTCAAAAGCGTAAGCGCCGCCGCCGTTACAAAAGCCGCCGGGCTGATTGAAGAAGAAGAAACAGCAGCGCCGGCTGCTGTAAAGGAAACCGCCAAAAAGCCGGCAGCTGCTAAAAAGACTACTAAGAAGCCAGCTAAGCAAGCAAACAAGCCAGTACAGCCGAACGGCCTTCAGTTTGGGCCGGGCTTGGTGAGTGATAAAGAAGGCAAGATTACAATTGCTAGCTTGCTTCATGCTGGCAAAGCTTTTGCAAGTCGGGCCGTACCTGCCGAATTTGCGGCCCGGTTTGAAAAGTATAGCGAAGATAACAAGCTGCTTTTATACTTGCAAGGCGGCCCGGCCCTTGGTCAAGTGTCTACTTATCGGGGCTGGCTAAAGCAAGGCCGGCAGGTAACCAAGGGGCAGCACGGTTTAAAAATCCTTGCCCCGCGTATGGTAGTAAAAGAAGATGGAACGAAAGCAATTGACGGCTTGCGCTTGGTTACACTCTTCAGCGTAAACCAGACCGAAAAAGTAAAAGAAGCATAGGAGGAAAAAATAATCATGGAAGCAAAAGAAACTTTTGAAAGAAACTTACAAGAAGTTGTAAACGACTTAGAAAAATTCGCCCAAAATTGCGACCGGGGCGGCCTGCTTGACTACTTGCATGACTCTTTAGAAGTCGAAATTAAAACAGACTCAGAAGGCGACTTTATCGGCGCGGAAATTCTAGTCATGACTGGCGGGCCCACTGTATGGGTTGATACAGTAGATGGCGCGGTTATGGCGTCATGGAACGGGTTCCCGACTACAAGCCGCGAACTAACAGCAGAAGCGAATGACTTTATTAATAATATCATTCTTGAATATGTTTTTTAGAGGAGGATTAGAAAAATGGTTAAATTTGAAAGCTATGTAGCAAGAGAAATTGGCGAATTCATTTGGGATGGCTTTTGCGACCCGGCCGGCGTTGGCGTGAATATGTTTGACATCTTAGACGGGGCGCACCTGGTAGGTGTCGACTTGACCGACAACCAAAAAAACGGCGTACTATCACACAGCAACAACTTTGGCGAATGGACATCAAACGATGCAACGGTTCGGGACCTGATCGCGGCCGCGACGGATTGCGAAGACTATGGAAAAATGTTCGCTTGGTTGGCGTTTGTCGTTGGTGATACCGTAGCAGCAAACTTAGTTGAAAATTGGGAAGAAGAAGCGCAAACGATTGTAGATCGCTTCGACCGCTTAAATGAGTGTCATACTATGACCGTTGCCGCCTGGTTAGCGTGCTATCAAGAAGAAGCGGCAAAAGCTACAGACCCGGAAGAAAAAGGAGCTATACAAGAAGCAGCCGCTCTGCTTGACGGGGAGGACCCGGAAGCTTTGGCAGTCTGCTATGTAGCTACAGACCCGGTAGACTTTACCGTTTTGCCCTACGGCGCTACCACGCAAGCAGAAAAAGCGCTATGCCGGGGCCTGAGTTTATAGGGGGCTATTATGGATATTGCAATTATCATTATTCTATTCTCAGTAATTGGCTTTATTGCCGGCCGCTATCCTGGTTACTTATATAAATAAAGGGGGAAAAAATTATGTTGGATATTGTGTTAGATATTGTTAACTTCTTTAATAATTTGTTTTGGATTGCTACCAAGCGGCCGGGAACCTTTTGGCTGCTTGGTAATGTAAGACCAATTGAAGCCCAAGCGGCCCTGCTTTTGCCGGCTCTTTTAGGCGGCGTCATTGGCGGCGGGCTAGTATGGTATATTAGCCGCCGGCGGCGGGCGGCCGCTATCCTTGACACTTTGGCAGCCGGCTATAGCCGTTTTAGTTTCTGGTTAAATGACGGCGGCGCGCTATATATTGACGGTGTCAAAGGCCGGTATGTATCGACCGAAGAATTTAGCAGCGAACCGACTTCGCCGGCCTTTGATTTACCACTTACGACCAAGCAAGCGAAAAAGATGCTAGACCGCGCCGGCTATGACTGCTTAGACTGAATCGCAAGCCTTGACCTTTACCAGGTCAGGGCTTTTTTATTGCGGTTATTTGTACTTCACTTCTTGACCTGGTCTGCCTTGCATGCTAGCACGCTATAAAGGCCACTATAAGCCCGGTTAGCTTACTACTCTATAGCGTTTACCATAGACCACACAAGACCGCTTATATAGCACGCTAGACACGATAGAGAACAAGGCCGCTTGCATGGTCTAGCTATAGTAGGCAAGTAGCAGAGTCTGCTATCTACCATGTTTGCCGCTATATCTACCACACGGGCCGCGCCTGGTAGCTTGCCCGGCCGCTACCTGGTAGGCAAGCCGCCTTGCGTGCTGTTGCTGTTGCTACTGCTGTTGCTGCTGTTGTCTATTGCCCGGTGAAGTTTAGGCTGCTAAAGTTTGAGCACTAAAATTTAGGCAACTAAAAAAGCACGTTCAAAAGCGTGCTTTTTGTTTATGGTATTATATTAAATAACGTTTATTATCTTATTACTGTTATATAGTATTCGATAGCATACTATTAATATTTACTTTACATAATAAAGAATATGTTAAGCACCCGTGAACTTTACATAATAAAAGATATGTAAAGTACCCCCCTATAGGTAAAAATTACCTTTACCGTGCTGGGGAGCGGGCGCCAGGGGGGAACACGCAATAAATTCGTTTTTGGTAAGTCTGCTATACACCCCGTTTTCTATACAGGGTGCGCTTACCTCAGCGAACTTATTGCGTTCATCTCCATACTAGCACAATCCAGGCAAAACGCAAGACAGCCCAGGAAAACTTTTCCCAGGCTGCTGATTCTTGCGGTGTTAATTTTTAAATCTTTATATTACACATAGTATAGCATATGACTGACCAAAAATCAACATCCCGCAGGGATCTCCACACGGGGTGGGGAAGGTGATTGCTCAGATAGCCCTAGAATCGATTTTAAGCCCCGTACAGGCTTTTTGGATTTATTTTAAGACAATCATCCACACGATGACGTGAATGACTCAGAGATACCTTAATTTTCGTTTTTGAAAAATCACCTGGCCTCAGCTGCATCCCGTGACAGGCGTGACAGATGTGTCACATGCCCCTCAGCCCTTTGGAGAGTAAGGCTCAAGCCACTTTAGTGTGACGCATTCTCTGTTTTTCTCTATACTTCTCTATATAGAAGAAGAAGAATTCTATATTATATATGGAATTTGGCCTGCAAGTGTCACATGAAATGGCTTACAACCCTTATGGCTGTAAGTGTGACGCATCTGTCACACAGCCTTTCTTTCAGTCACATTTTCATAGTTTTCAATGACTATTGGTCTATACCAAACCCTAATCAAAGTGTGGACTTCGGAGGGCCGGCCATTGAGAAAAAAATGAAACGAGTGGGCCACTCAAAGGTGTTAATATAAAAAGTAAATCAAATGACGAATTTGTTTTCTCTTTTAAAAACGATCTAGGTGATTAGCATGACAGTTTACAGCATCAACAAGGGAATCGGCTGGGCCTCTAGTGGGGTTGAATATGCACAGGCATATCGGGGCCATATTTTTCGTAAATTGGGAGTAAAGGCCAAGTTCATTTTTACTGATTGGATTGGCTATGAAAACATTGCCCACTTGACCAGGAATCTGGGCTTCGAAGACAAGGAGATCATTTGGCTGTATACCTTTTTCACTGACTTTGAAATCCGGCCAGGCTGCTTTACTTTGGGCGACTTGGAAAAGGTTCTACCACCAATTATAAAGTGTAAGCACTTAGGCAAGGCGGTTCGCTATATCTTTGCTAATGACTTTTGGGCTACGGCTTATTTGAAGGATTTGAAATCAGACATCGTTGATCGGGTTGAATACGTGTCCGGTGCTAACTTGGTCAGAAAAGACTACTATAGTTATGGTCGCTACTGCAGCGAATTTTACGCTCCAGAAAACAATCGGGCCAAGCTTTACCAGCGCCGCTTTTACAATGAAGATGGAACGGCCGCTTATGATGAAATCATCGATGGTGACCAAGAAGTCTTCAAGTTCAAAGATGAAATTCTGTACTCCAAGCATGAGCTTTTAATCAAGATGCTGCAGGAACTTAATTTTTCCAAAGAAGACATTATCTTGATTGACCGGGCTGGAGGCCAGGGCCAGGAAATTCTAGAAAACCGTGGTAAGGCACAAGTGGGTACGGTTATTCACGCTGAGCACTTCAGTGAAGCCGAGACCAATGACACTACCATCCTTTGGAACAATTACTATGAATATACGTTCGAGCATGATGACCAGATTGACTTTTATGTAACGGCCACTGACTTGCAGAAAAAGTTGATGGAAGAACAGTTCTTAAAGTATAAGGGTAAGAAGCCCCAGATTTATGTAATTCCAGTGGGCAGCTTAAAAGAATTGAAGAAGCCAGATTTCGTCTCACGCAAGCCTTTCAGTCTGGTGACGGCCTCACGCTTAGCTAGCGAGAAGCATTTGGACTGGGCAATTCGTGCTGTGGCTAAAGCTAAGAAATCATTGCCGAAACTTAGCTTGGACATTTATGGAGCAGGTTCAGAACGGGCCATGCTGGAAGACTTGATTAAGGAAGTTGGAGCTGTGGACTATGTTCGCTTAAAGGGTCACCAGCAGATGGACAATATCTACCAGCACTACCAAGCCTATTTGACTTGTTCAACCAGCGAAGGATTCGGTCTTACCTTGATGGAAGCAGTGGGGTCAGGCTTGGCTATGGTCGGGTTTGATGTCCGCTATGGAAACCAAACCTTTATTGCTGACAAGGGGAATGGTTTGCTGTTGCCATATGATCGATTAGCAACCGTGTCAGAGTACATCGATGAAATGTCCAAGGCGATTGTCAAGCTTTTCTCATCAGACTTAGCCGTTATGTCAGAGAAATCTTATGCAATAGCTGACAAGTATAATGCCAAGCAGGTTGCCCAGCTATGGAAAGAGGTTATAGAAAGCGAGTTGCACTGTGATTAATCTTTTCTTCAATTACAATCAAAAAAGCCAGGACCTTGAGAGATCGCTGAAGCAGGCTGGCTACCAGCACCCCAGTGTGGTGATTCAAGACAATGGTTTTTTGCCAGATGGTGTCGAATCACCCCTTAGGTATTTCCTGCGTTTAGCTGGGTCTGAATTTGCAGGTCGTCCCCGTTATTTTAACGAAATTGACCTGCCAAAGTTTTGGGAAATCAAGGCAGACTCGCAAGGCGGGGAAGTCCTGGATCATGGGCAAAAGCGGGCCGATATCCGCTACTGGAAAAGCAACAACCTTCGGCAGGTTAGCCAGGTTGAATGGCTAGATAAGTCCGGACAGGTTCGGGTGATTGACCACTACAACCAGTGGGGATGGAAGTATGCAGTAACCAGCTGCGACAAAAACGGTCGGCAGGCTATGACTAGCTATTTTGCTTCCAACGGCCAGGAAGTTTTGATTCATAACCATTTGACTGGGGATTATACTTACAATATGCCGAATGGGAAAATTTATAACTTCAAGAACATTAATCAGCTGACGGCCTATTATCTGGAAGAAGCGGACTTTAACTTGGATGAAGTTATCTTTAATTCTCTGGGTAACTGTCTTTTCACCTTGATTCAGTTAAAAAGGAAACCGTCCCACAATATTCTTTTCTGGCAAGAAAACAATCAAGGAAGCGTGCCGGAAAATATGCTGTATCTTCTACAAGATAATCTGCCAGGCAGCAGGGTGATTGTCCAAGACAGGGGCGAATATAAGAAGATTACTGGGCAACTGAACGGTCAGATGGCTAAGAAGGTCAAATACCTGGGGATTGTTTACCCGTTTAAGCGGGAAAGCCAAGCCAGAAAGCGAGCCTTAATCTTAACCAATTCTGACAATATTGAATGCCTCAAGCAGCTGGTCGAAGGCTTGCCAGACTGGCACTTTGATATTGCTGCCGTGACGGAAATGTCCAGTCGGCTGATGAGCTTTGGGCATTATGAAAACGTGGCCCTCTATCCGGTCGCCAGGAAAAAGGATGTTGCCCGCTTGCTAGAAGAAGATGACCTCTATTTGGATATCAACTATGCTAATGAAATTTTGCAGGCCGGACGGCAGGCCTTTGAAAATCGCCTTTTGATTTTGGCTTTCAAGGATGCTTTGCATTCACCGGAGTATGTAGCAACGGAAAACATTTTTGCGGCCGGGGATGCAGCAGGAATGATTACCGCAATCAAAGAATTATCGGATCATAAAGAATATGCTCGCCTGCTTAGCTTGCAAGAAGACCATGCTGGGTCAGAAACAGCTGAGCATTTCCAGGAAGTTTTATCAAACGTTCTCATGAGACAAAATTGAGACAAACAGGGCAGACAAAGATGGTATATTTGTAGTATAGAAAATTAACAGGACAGCTATAGCGGCTGTCCTTTTTAGTTTGCTTGAAGGGAGGGAAAAGGAATGGCACAGAGAATCCAGTCAAGCCTAGTAGCTTTGGTAAACGGTAATCCAAACCGCAAGACCAAGAAGGAATTGAAACAGAACATCAAGAATGAACGGCTGCTAGCTGTTGATGATGACAAGCTGTCTAAAGTTCCTACATGGTTAGATGCCTATGGCAAAAAAGTTTTCAAAGAAACTGTGGACACATTCAAGTCTACTACGCTATACAACAATGCTGACGTAACCACCATTGCCCGCTATGCTGACATGATGAGTGAGCTAAAGAAGTGTAATGACGAACTAAAAAAGTCTGGCCGATCAAATGAGAAGGGCGATCCTTCTGGTTTCCTTTCTCTAAAGATCAAACTAAACACGGAGCTTGACAAATTGGCAGATAAGCTAGGCCTTATGCCTACGTCAAGAACCAGCCTGGCCTTGAACTTAAAAGATGACCTTCAATCCAAGGCTAAAAGGGAAGCACTGGCGGAAGGCGATGATTTCGATGAGTTCGGACAAGAAGCCTAAAGTATGGAATGGCAAACAGGTCGCTAAGGAAGAAAAGAAGAGCGAACGGTTTGGGACTAACAACAATGAGTTCTACCGTTCAGCATCCTGGCGATCAATTAGACAGCAGGTACTTCAAAGAGACATGCACCTATGTCAGATTTGCAAGGCCGAGGGCCGCTATACGTTAGGCGATACTGTACACCACATTGAACCACTCAGAAAAACTGGAGATGACTCATACAAGGCTTTCAGTATGGACAACCTAATCACAGTGTGCCGGCAGTGTCATAACCGCTTACACCGTGAAAAGGGTATGAAGCTTCAAAAGAAAATTCGCTACATCAAGCCAGACAAGAAGACAGAAGTATTTAAGCCAAATAAAGAAGTGTGGTAGGAGATGAGAGCAATAAGCAGAGAATGGCTAAATGGCTTTCCCAGAATGGGGCGCAAGGGTGCAAAGGCCGGCAAGATTATTAATGCGTTGCCAGCTGGCAATAGATTAATAGATGCTTTCGGTGGTGGCGGGGGTGTCACACTTCATGCTGCCGACTCTGGTAAATACGATCAAGTCCTATTCAATGACTTGAGTCCAAATGCTTACAGACTGTTTGACGAGATTATTGTTAAGCGTCACAAGGTTGATCCAGAAAAGCTGACTATGACAACCAGGGAGCAATTTTTCAGTGTCCGTGATAAAAAGCCAGAAGACATGAGCCTAGCGGACACTGTGGTATTGATGTGCTTCAGCTTCGGTTACAACATGAAAGATTACTTATATAGCAAGAAGCTTGAGCCGATAAAGTTATTGCTTACCAGGGCACTGCTGTGTGGAGATACTGATACCCAATTTGATTCTCTTTACGAGTCAACTAAAGGCCTTAAAACGCTACGTGAAAAGTATCGGGCTTACAAGAAACAGATCAAGACTAGTCCAATAGATAGACTGCAAAATATTGAGCGCTTAAAGCAGGTTGAAAGCCTTCAGCAGGTTGAAAGCCTTCAGCAGGACTATAGACATCTAGACATCAATCCAGACGATATTGTTTATTGTGATCCACCTTACCGTGATACCAAGCAATACGCTGACGTCCAAGATTGGAACAGCGAAGCATTTACCGAGTGGTATATGAGCTGTCCCGCTAAGAACATCTATATCAGCGAATATAGCGTATTGCCCGGCACAGAAGTGGTAGCAAATCTTGGAGGCCGGAAAACAGTATTCACGGCAACTGCCAAACGGCATGATGAACTACTTCTGAGAGTTATTAAATGATTGGAAGGTGATAGGTTGAATTACGCTGAATCACCAGATAATCCACTGAACATGAACACAAGGGGAATTGAAGAGTGGGTTAAGAATTACAAGGAGCGTGAGCGTAAAGCATACCACGTTATTTCTACCCCACTCCCTGCGCTTGCTACAGAGGCGTATGCACGAGATGTAGTCAATGGAGTACAAATAGCCTGCAAGGAAGTTAAACGGGCTTGTATGCGATTTTTGCGTGATCTAGAGCGCAGCAGAACTGACCCCAATTTCATGTGGAGGTTTGATGAGGCAAAAGCATGGCGGCCAATCAGATTCATTGAACAGAAAGTAACACCAAGTAAGGGGACTATTCGAAGATTAGTTCTCCAACCCTGGCAGCACTTTGTAGTTGGCAATCTGTTTGGCTGGGTTCACAAGGAAACTGGCCTAAGAAGATTCAGAGAAGCGCTGATCTTCATGGGACGTAAGAACGGTAGAGTTTTGCCGTTGTAAAAGTGCGGTAAATCGGTGAAAACCTCATTGAGAAGACACCGAGATAACTAATCAGATTGCGAAAGGCTGGTTAGCATTGTAGAGCATAGAGGTTGAACAAATATAATACCTCCACGAGACCGCACCTGGGCTAACCCAGAAAATATATGCCGAACTAGTAGGCGACTACTAGAAGCCGGGATAAAAAGCCCGTGCGATAACACAAATGAAAACTACGCTTGAGTCCGGTCTGGCTGACTACATGGTCGGCTTTGACGGAGAAAACGGAGCAAACGTATATTTCCTTGCGAACTCACAAAAACAATCATCAATCCTTTTTCAAGAAGCTAAGAACATGATTGACAGCTCGCCATGGCTGTCAGACAGATTCAGAACGACACGTTCAGAAATTCGTTTCCCAGCAACCAACGGTTCAATCGTTGCCATGTCTGCAGAAAAGAAAGACAAGGACGGGGAAAACTTACATTTCGGCGTGTTCGATGAAATTCACGAGTATAGAGACTATTCCTTGATTAACGTTATGAAACGTTCCCGTGGGACACGCACTCAACCCTTGATCGTGTACATCACGACTGCGGGCTATGTATTAGATGGGCCATTGGCTGACATGATAGATCAAGGTGAAGACTGTCTCAACAATTACGAAGATGACGTTGATGAGCGTACATTCTATTTCCTTTGCAGCCTTGATGATAAGAAGGAAATGGACGACCCTAGAATGTGGGTTAAGGCTAATCCAAATATTGGGCTGATGGACTTAGCTGGTATGCTCGGTGACTATAAGAAAGATAGACGCAGCCCTAAGGAAAAAGCGGACTGGATGACCAAGCAATTCAATCTGTTTGCAGAAACAGATGAGCTTAGCTTTATCTCCCCAGAAACGCTAAAGAAAAACACTCGCAGCATTGACCTGGACATACTAGAAGGCCGTCAATGTGTGGGCGGGTTCGACTTATCAGAAACAGAAGACTTTACAGCCGCTTGTTTGGAATTTCCACTTGATGACGGTTCGGTATTTTTCCTTGAGCACTCTTGGGTTCCGCAACCTCGCTATGAACGAGACAATAATCAAGAACGCATGAGAGCTTGGGAAGAAGCCGGAGACCTAACCATAATCCCTAAAGATTTTGTGGACTATGAGTACGTACTGGATTGGTTCAAAGAGATGTCTGAGAAATACGACATCTTGCAGATCAACTACGACCCAGCCAAGGCCCTTAGATTAAACAAAGCTTTGGAGCTGGAGGGGTTTGTCACCAACATTACCAGACAGGGGGCTATTACTTTGTCCGGGCCAATGCAGAATCTGAACGAAATGTTTTTGGACGGCAAGGTTGTCTTTAATAACCAATCAATGTTTAAGTGGTACGTCAATAACGTTCGGCTTGTAAAAGACCGCAACGATAACTGGTTGCCAAGCAAGACTAGCATGTCAAGAAAGATTGACGGTTTTGCCGCAGCTCTTGACGCACACACAACAGTAATCAATATGCTTATGGAGAAGGACGAAGAATCCGACACGAGCATGTTTATCTCATTCCGCTAAACGGAGGAGGTGATTAAACCAGATGTCATTTATGAGTAAAGTTCGCCAATTCTTTGGCGTTTACGACCAAGCAAATCAGATTGTTCAGAATCCGATGCCACAGCCTTTAGACATGGCAGGCGTAAAATTAGAACAGGCTACGTTTTCAAGAGAACGTATTCTTGAAAGCAACGAGTACATTTTCAGTATTGTCACTAGACTATCAAACGTACTAGCCAGCTTGCCTCTGCATGAGTATCAAAATTACAAGCAAATGGATAACGAGCCTTTAGCTGATTTGCTGAAAACTTCACCAAATCCTAACATGACGGCTTTTGAGTTCATTGCTCGTTTGGAAACCGACCGCAACGTAAGCGGTAATGGCTATGCGTGGATTCAAAGAAGTTTGAGCACAGGCGAGCCTATTGCTTTGTGGCCGCTTGACCCAAATACGGTATCCATTCTAAGAAACACAGATAATAACAGTTACTGGTACAGAGTGACTAGCGATATTTACAATTTCACTATCCCTATCAATGACGTGATTCACGTTAAACATGTCGTACCAAGTAACAGCTGGTATGGTGTTTCGCCTATCGATGTGCTTTCATCATCTCTGAAATTCCAGAGAAGCGTTGAGAACTTTTCACAGAATGAAATGGAGAAGAAGGACAAGTTTGTTCTTCAATATGACCGTTCAATCTCTCCAGAGAAACGGCAAGCGATGGTGAACGACTTCCTCCGAATGGTCAAGGAAAACGGCGGTGCTGTAGTCCAGGAAGCAGGCTGGAAGGTAGATCGGTATGAATCTAAGTTTGAGCCTGCTGACTTGAGTAGTGTTGAGCAGATCAGCCGTATCAGAATTGCTACGGCCTTTAACGTGCCTATCTCATTCTTGAATGATGACCAGGCCAAGTCTACTACCAATGTTGAGCATGTTAACTCACAGTTCGTAACCATGACCTTGATGCCGATTATCAGACAATACGAATCTCAATTCAACATGAAGCTCTTTACTCCAGGAAAGCGGGTAAAGGGCTTTTACTTTAGTTTCAATGTCAACGGTCTGCTCCGTGGTGATACGGCTGCTAGGACGCAATACTACCAGACGCTTACTCGGAACGGTATCTTCAAGCCAAATGAAATCAGAGAGCTTGAGGGGCAAGCACCTATCCCAGATGAAGCAGCAGATCACTTGTATATCTCTAAAGACCTTTATCCACTTGATAAGTACTACGATGCAATCCTTGATAACAAGATTCAAACGGATGCCAACGTAGCTGCACCTAAGCAGGAGGGAGGTGAAAACACAAATGAAGATGAATTACAAAGCACTGAGCAAGAAGGAAGCTGAGATTGATATTGAAGGCGAAATCACTTCCCAGATTTGGGATGACAGTGATACGTCAGCAAGTCAATTCAGAGACTTGTTAAAGCAAGTCGGCGATGTAAAGACTATTAACCTGCATATCAACAGTCCAGGTGGTGACGTGTTTGAAGGCGTGTCTATCTACAACATGCTCAAGCAAAGCAAGGCTGACATTCACGTTTACATTGACGGCCTAGCAGCATCCATTGCCAGCGTTATTGCGATGGCAGGCGACACGATTATCATGCCAGAAAACTCAATGCTCATGATTCACAACCCGTGGACTATTGCCCAAGGCAACTCTAAGGAATTGCGAAAGGTTGCTGATGACATGGACAAGATGAGTGAATCTATCAAGACTTCATATTTGTCTAAGTCTAACGACAAGCTGGATGTAGACACCTTGACCCAACTCATGGACGAAGAGACCTGGCTGACGGCTAAGGAAGCAGCCGAGTATGGTTTGGCTGATGAAGTACTTGAACCTGTAAAGATGGCAGCATGCTTGACTGAAGAACAAGCCAAGAGCTTCAAGCATACTCCAAAGTCATTGGTTACTGCTCACCCAGTTAATGAACAAAAAGCGGAATTAAAACAACAAGAAGAAGAAGAATGGCGCAGAAAACTGCGGCTGTCAGCTCAAGAGTCATTGAACTATTTGAACGACAGCTTTTTATTTTAAGGAGAAGAATTTATGGCTCACAAGATGAACTCTTATGAATTGAACGCTCAGCGTTTGAACCTCAAGGAAACCCTGGCAGATGCTGAACAACGCATTATTGATCTGTCAGTTGACCCAAATGCTGACAAGGACCAAATCGATGCTGCTAAGAAGCACCGTGATGATTTGAAGGCTAAGTTTGAAGCTATCAACGAAGCCTACGAAAAGGCCGCAGCCGAAGAAATTAAGGCGGCTACTCCAGTGAACAAGCCTAAGGCAGAAGTCATTATGACCCCAGAACAAAAGAAGGAAACCATCGTTGCAGCATGGATTCGGAAGACCATGAAGCCAGAAGATGCAGCGGTCCTGGAAAAGTGGCACTCAGTCAAGGACGAATTGAAGGATGACAAGGACACTACTAATGGTGCTGACATTCTGCCAATCAACGTTGCAAGCGACCTTGTTTACGAACCACTGGCTACTAACCCACTTCGTGAAATGGAAGAAGTTTCAACTGTAACCAACTTGGTATTGCCTACTATTGCTTTCGAAGTTGTAACTGACGCAGTTAAGGATGGGACCGCAGCTAAGGACGCAACTGTTAAGGGTGGCGAAATTGAATTTGGCCGCTTCAAGACTAAGGTTCGTGCAGGTATCTCAGAAACCATTTTGAATGGTACTGACACTAACTTGGTTGGCTACGTAAACAACGCATTGTCCTCAGCATTGCAAGCACGTGAATTGAGTGCCGCACTGTCAGCTTCCCCAGCAACTGGTGAAGAACACATGTCATTCTACAACGCTGTTAACGGCATTAAGACTATTAGTGGTGCTGACATGTTTAAGGCTATCAACAAGGCCCTGGCAGACCTGGACGATGCTTACCAAGACAACGCACAAGTTTTGATGACTCGTGCAGACTACTTCGACATGCTGGACAAGTTGTCAAACAGCTCAACTACTCTATACGAAAAGCAACCAGAACAAATCTTTGGTGTTCCAGTTCACTTTACTTCAAAGGCCACCACTCCAATTGTGGGTGACTTCAAGCAAGCCCGTTTGAACTACGACATTGCTACTCCAGTATTTGAACAGTACAAGGACTACCAAACTGGCTTCAACTACTTCCAATTGACTGCATGGCTTGACCACAGAATTAAGTTGGCTAGCGCATTCCGTCTTGCTAGCGTGAGCGCACCGGCGGGAAAATAGCTCCGGTTGATGGCGGTTCAACCGGCACTACGTCAGCTAGCTTAACTAGTGAATCAACCGCTTCTGTCGGTTCTATTAGTTCAGCTGGCAGTGATACTAAGCCGACTAGCGCAAACACTGTTGCAGACATCAAGGCTTACCTTGATGCTCACAACATCAGCTATGCTTCCAACTTGACCAAGGATCAACTTTTGGCTTTAGTCAAGTAAGGAGGTGACAGCCTATGTCAATCAGTTCCCTAAAGACAACTGTTACTGACGAAGAACTTGCCAGCGTTCGTAATTTCTGCAAGCTTGATGAAGGTGTGGAAGATGATCTGCTGAAAGTTTGGCTGCTAGCCGCACGGAGAAAAGTCATGGGTTCGGTCGGTGAACAGATCGATGATTTCTATGATGACAACCCGGTATTCCAGCAAGCAGTTTGGATTGAAGTATTCGATCACTTCAATAACCGTACGACAGCGTCTACGGCTTTTCTGTCTTACAACAGAATTGAACGTGATGATATTAACGGCTTGAAAGATGACTATCGTTACGCACTCGAACAACAACAATTAAAGGAGGACACCAACGATGGCGCATAATGTAAAGCCCTCCCGAATGCAACTGAGATTGCAGTTTGGTAAATACACGTCCGGCACTAAACGCAATCCTAACACTGGGAAATATATTGAAGAGTTCAAACCAGACCTAACTGTATGGGGTGCAAAGTGGACAATCAGCCAGTCAAGGCAATTGTCATTGGCGGGCAACGGAATCACTGATGCAGTAGAATTTGCCATTAGGCATAACCCTAAGGTCACGACAGATCAAAAGCTGAAGTGCAAGGATACGGTCTACGACATTTACAGCATTGCTTATGATGACACTGGCTCACCTAAGGATTTTGACATTCTTACGTGCAGAAAGGTTGATAAGCATGGGTAAAGTTGAATATTGGAACCAGCCTGGCACTGGCATGCGGATGAAGGTCAACGACCCAGGCAATATCGATAGAGTGTTGGCATCCCTTCGCTCATCGTTAACTGGGCGGGAAACTATCCGCATTAACACGGCAGGTGCTGAAGTTTACAAGGCTGTGCTTAAAAAGAATTTCTTAGCACATGAAAGAGCTGACGTCCCAGGTGGCCCTATTACTTATCACAAGGATTCTAAGGGCATTCCTTATGACAGCCAGCACGACCGGGATAAAATGGCTGACACGCTGATTGTTGCTCACGAGCGTGGGCAGACGGCAGTTGGGGTGGGTTTCTCTACAGAAGGGAAGCTTGGCTTTGTTGGTCGTTTCATTAATGACGGCTGGGACCCTCGCAACAAATACGGTGGTCCATATCCACACGTCAACGGTGAGTTCTACTTTGAAAAGTCCGAAGTAGAAAGCCAAGAGGCTGTCAAAAAGGCGATGGCTGATAAGCTCAACAGAATCCTGGGCGAAATCAACACTCGTGGCGGTGTGGTATTAGACGACACTGGGGACTTAGTTCCGTTCGATAGCGAAGGTGATGGCGATGGCGACTAAAGCCGCAGAACTGGCTATGCTTTTACAGGACAACGTTGATAAGTTTGAAGGACTGAGTGCTAATCATATTCATGCTTTCATGATTCCGCAAGATGATACCAGCACAGATGTTCCTATCTTGGTTATTAATGAAGTCCCTATGAAGTCCAGGTCTTACGCCAACAATACTCCACTTACTGAACTGGGCAGAATCCAGATTACATATTATTGCCCACCTACGTATGAAGGTGACATTGAAGGTCTTGCACGAAGTGTTGAGACCTTTTTGTTATCCAAAGGTTACGCATTGTATTCAGATGCAGGCTGGGCAATGACACCAGATAGTCAAAACATTACCAATACTTACAAATTCAATTACATTAAAGACTTATTAGATTAAGGAGAAATAATTAGATGGCATCTCTTGGTTTACAAATGGTTTATCTCGCATTGCGGGATATTAAAACTGGCAAGATCAAGGTTGGCACTTCTGATGGCTTGAGTGATACTGGCGTGTTCGCAATTGATACGGACAAGTCCAAGGGCAACTTGGGTACTAAGCAAGCCAACATTACCAATCTTTCTGGGTCAAATACTAAGATCAACGGTAATGACCGTGTGGTAGATGTGTCCAAGGGGCAAGCAGCACCTTCAATTGCTATTGACGCAAACGCAATCAACCACGAAGTGAAGGAAAAGATTCTTGGTCATAAGAAGGTTGACGGTTATTGGGTACCAACTGACGAAAACGTTGAAGTTGCGTGCATTGTAGTAACCCGTGACCCAGTAGATCGTAAGGAACTGTACATGGGCTTTGGCCGTGGTATTTGTACGGAATCAGCAATGGACGTACAGACCAACACGGACACTGCTGAAACTAGATCAGATGACCAGATTACTTTTGAAGCATTGTCATTCGATGGTTTCGATGGCAAGCCGTATGTACGGGCTTATGCATCAGACAGTGACTTTGACAAGAACAAATTCTTCAGTGCAGTAATGCCTGGCCAAACTTTATTTACTTCTAGCACAGGCCTGGGTCATTAATTTATAGCGGGCAAGACGCAAGCGTGTGGCAAAGTCTTGCTCGCTTTTTTTATTTGCCGGGAATGGGTGGGCACTAAAAACAAAACATTAATCAGTCATTGAAAGAAAGCGAGAAAAAGTTATGAAACAAGTTTCATTCAAGATGGGTGACAAGGAATACCACATCTTAGATTCAAATAAGAATATGAAGTTGGCTAGCCAAGGCTTGAGAAAGATTTTGGAAGCATACAACGAACTGGAAGACAAGTTCGATGCAGAACAGAAGTCACCAACTATTCTTGACTATGAAGATGTCAGCAATCCTTTAATCATGGAAGGCGTAATCTCATTGCTTGGTTTGTCCAAGGCAGACGCAAAGGAATTAGATGAAATGTCATTCAGTGACATTCAAAAGTTCTACTCCGAAGTTTGCGACAAGTTCCTTAACATGCCTTTAGCAACTGGTGACTACCTGCGTGATGTCAACGAAGCTATGTTGAAGTCTCAACTTGCCGAAGACGGCGTAAGCTTTGATGAAGGTGATTCTGACCCAAAACAAGAAGAAGGCAAGTAATCTGGGACTTGTATCAGTTGGAACAAGACGTTGATTATCTTGCACAGCAGATGATGGTTAACTACCACATCTTGCCGACTGATTTTTATAACAGTTCTTTCTCTGACTACATCGAAGCACAGAACGCACAGTCACGAGAGAAGCGGCCTGGGCGAGTAAGTGACTTTATTGAATCACTCTAGAAAGGACTAGGCTATGACACGAATTTCTGGTTATGAATTTGTTATCAACCTTGATGCACGTCAAGCGATAAACTCTATCAACACTTTCAATAACCGTGTGAAGGTTATGAAACGTGTTATGGAAGCCAACTTTAGCGAACTGTCTCGTTCAATAGGTTCACTGAGCGCCTATGGACAACGAATCCATGATTTAGGCAGACAGGAAGAAGAAGCTATGTTGGCGGTTGACAAGCTTAGAGATAAGCTTGCTAACCAACGGGCTGAACAAGCACGTCTGCGAAAAGAGTTCGACAATGGCGCAAAATCACAGGACCAGTTCAGAAAAGGCTCCGATAAACTAGACAGTCAGATCGCCAGTACCCAGCGTAGAATTGCCAACGTCTTAATCAGAATTGAAGCAATCAACAAGGACATGGAGGAATCACGCCAACAGATTCTCAGATTGTCCACTGGGGTTGATGCTTTAAGAGCACACAATGAAGGCTTGCAAAAGTCTTATACTTCTCTTGAAGAATCACTGCGTAAGTCCGGTAATTTCTATCGGGCCAATCGTACTCATGTTGAGAGCTTACAGCAAACTGTCAAGGGCTTGAGTAAACAAGTCAAGGCAGAATCAATGGTGCTGGACCAGAACAGAGCACACCATGCTGAGCTTACTGAACAGTTTAAAAAGCAATCTGCTACGGTTGATAGATTAACTGCAAAGAAAGCAAAGAACGGTAAGCTGACTAAAGCTGAAAATGCTGAACTGACCGAAGCCCAAGGAAAGATGCAAGGTCTCACCGAACGAATGGGGGCATCAAGCAAGGCTATTGGCGAACAGTCAGAACAGCTGCGGAAAACTACGCAAGCATTAAGAGATGCTAAAAAAGCCGCTGGCTCTTTCTCATCAACTAAGATTGGCAGTTTCTTCAGTGCTGCTGGTTCCAAGATGGATGTTGTTAAAGAGAATAGCGAACACCTGCGGAACTGGGCAAGTTCAGCTAAGTCTACAGCCGTGGCAGTAGGCGGCGCTTTGGCGAGTGTGGGTGCTGGGGCTGGTGTCTTAGTCAAGAAGGCATCTGACGTTCAGAACAAATTCATTGAAGTACGAAACCTTATGGAAACGGCGGGCGAAGGCTCAGCCAAATCCATAAGAAACATGAACAAGATGATGTCACAAGCCGTGGCGTTATCAACCAAGTACGGGGTAAGCCAAAAAGATATTGGCGCTCAGTACGAAGAATTAATCAAGCGTGGTTATTCTGGGACTGCTGCATTGGGTTCCATGAATGCCATGTTGAAAGCAGCAAAGGCATCTGGGGACGAGTTCTCAGATGTCGTTAGAGTATCCTCAACTGTCTTGGACTCATTCGGCTTACGTGCTGAAAATGCTGCCAAGATGGCTGCAAACTCCAAGCGAGTTAACAATGCAATTGCATCAGCCGCTGACAGAACGAGTACGAGTTTTAAAGACTTGGGTACTGGTCTTGCTTATGTTTCCGGTACTGCTCACAATGTGGGATACTCAGTTGAAGAAACAGCGGCAGCCTTGGGTGAATTGGCGAACAGAGGTTTAGATGGAACCCGGGCAGGTACAGGTCTGCGTAAAGTTCTTACTTCATTGACTGGCCCAACCAAATATGCAGCAAGTGCATTCAAGAGCATCGGGCTGTCAACGAAAGACTTTACCGACCAAAAGGGCAACCTGCTCTCAATCAGTGAAATCTTTAAAAAGATCAATTCACATCTTAGCGGCAAAAGTGGTACAGAAAAGGCCAAGTTCTACAAGACAGTCTTCGGTGCAACTGGTATGGAAGCTGCACAAGACTTGGCTAAGACTGCTGGGGAAGTAGCCCACAACGACCAGAACATCTCGACCTTGATTAAGCACATCAAGGGAGATGAATCTGGGGACTACATTACCCGCTTGGCTAAGAAGAACATGCAGTCAACCAAGAACCAGATGGCTGTATTGAAAGAAACCTTGTGGGCTACTGGAATCATGATCGGTAAAGAACTGCTGCCGACCGTGAACAAGGTGGCAAGGGCTTTGGGCAAGTGGACTGTAAGCAAGGAAGGCAAGCAAACCATTCAAGATGTAACTGGCATGGTCAGTGGCTTGCTTACTGGGATTACAAAACGGTCTGGCTCAATCCTCAAATTCCTGGAAGGTGCTGTCGCTGGGGTTAAGGATATTGGTAAGGTAACCAAAGTAGTCTTTGGTCCAGTAATTAAGCTCTTTGATATGCTGTCCGGCAACAAGGGAGACGGCGCTAAATGGATGGGCAGAATAGCAGGCTGGTTTATTGCCGGTGCAGGTGCTGCCAAATTATTTAACGCAGTATTTGGCTGGACGATTGCTGGGTTTAGAGACTTTAGAGCGATGGCTAAGGAAGGTTTGTTTGGCTCGAAGCTGACTACCGAACAAACTCAGCTCATGGGTGTTAACTCTGAACTGAAAACCACAAATGACTTGCTTAGTCAGATTCAGCAAAAGCAGATTGACGTATTGAATTACGCTCAACAGGTGGCTGATGCTACGGCTTACAAATCAGAGCACGGACCGCTTGGGCAGAAATCCCCAGCCGGCGTAGAAGGTGCTAACTCTGACCTGCCTATCATTAATTATGATAAAGGTGGTAAGGCTGCAGAGAAGGTTGCTTATGGTGCTGAAAATGCAGGCAAGGGAACGTCGGTTATTCCTTACGCCAGAGAAGAGGGTAAGGCAATTGCTGAAGAGGTTAGCGCAGGTGCGGCAGAATCTGGAGCAGTAAAGCAAGCTGGATCAAAACTTGCCCAAGGAATGGGCGAAGCTGTAGAGAAATCCGGTGGCTTAGCTAAAGGCGTTGAAGGCGCAGCCGAAGGCGTAGTAAAATCCCGTAGCCTGTGGGCTAAGGGTCTTGCAATAGGCGGAAAAATACTTGGTGGTTTGAACTATGCTTTTTTAGCATTCGACATGTCTAAGAGTATCATCGAGATGCTTACGTCATCATCTAAAAAAGTACGCCAAAGCAGCGCATGGAATGTAGCCGGCATGTTAGCTGGTGGCTCTATCGGTATGCTGGTAGGCCATCCTGTAGAAGGTGCAATGCTTGGCTCACTTGCGGGTATGGGCCTTAGCAAAATTGTTCCTAATTCTAATCAAAAGCAATCAGCGCAAACTAAGCGCAACCGTACGGTAGGCATGGGCATCGGCACAATTGCCGGGTTAGCATTAGGCCCGTATGGTGCAAGTTTGGGTGCAATGTTGGGGAACACCGTTGGTGAAATTATTCCAACTAAGCAAACCGAGGCAAAGAGAAAGCGCAGTGTGCTTGATACTAGCCAAACTAAGGCTGCCGAGGGGCTGGCAAATACCATTAAAAAGCTGAGAACAAAAAACATTGAATTGAAGGTTGGCGTAAATAGCAATTCTATTAAGAAAACTGGTGCTGCTCTTGACAACATGTACAGGAGTATGCAGAAGTCTGCTGACAGGGCTTCAACTGCTCGCATGAAGAGTGAAAAGAAAGCCCTTGACTTTGCGTTAAAGAGTGGCCTTATCAATAAGAAGCAATATGGCAAGGCAATTCAAGATATTGAAAAGGCTGACACTAATCGCCAAAAGAATAATAAAAAAGTTACAGATAAATTAGTTAAGGATACCAAAGCTGAAACTAGGGAACGGGCTAAAGCTTACGACCAATACTACAAGGAAGTAAAGAAAAAAGGCGTTAGCCAAGAGTTTGCTGAAAACAATCTTAAAAACAAATTACGTGAAATCGATTCTAAGTATGCGGCAAGTAGAAAGAGAAACGAGAAAGCCTTAACTAAAGCTCTTGAAAAAACTTGGAACACTAGCAACAATAAGCAGCTGTCCAAGATGAAGAGTATTGTCAGACAAAAAGGCAAGCTTTCTGAAAAGGAAGCAGGCCAGCTAATTAAGGACAGCGCTAAGACTGCCAATAATACCATCAAGAATGCTAACAAGCAACACGATAAGACGGTCCAGTCAGCAAAGGATGAATATAAGGGCAGAGTTAGTGCTCTTAAACACCTTCGTGATGATAGTAAGACAATCAGTGAATCTCAGTACAAGTCACTCAAGCGTAAAGCTTTAGATGAAAAGACAGCTAAGATTGATGCGGCTGATGCAGCCAGGAGAGGCGTGGTAAAGCAAGCTAAACAGCAACACGACAAGACAGTTGAATATGCTGAAAGCCAGAGCAAGGGAGTAAGCAAGCACATTGTCAGTCAAGGTAACAACAGCATTGATTCTTACAATGCACAAGCTGTAAACGCAACTGGTGTAACGAAATCAATCCTGGATGCTTGGAACGCAGTCCTTAAATTCTTTGGTCAAAAGCCAATACCAATTGCCAAGACTACACCTAAGAAATCGCCACATATCTCAGCTAACAGTTACGCAACTGGTGGGGTGGCTCGCAACGGCTTAGCCCTTGTGGGTGAAGCAGGCCCAGAACTGGTCTACACTCCATATGCTGACAACGTAAGAGTTGTCGGTGTAGGTGGTGCTGAGTTTACACACCTTAGAGCTGGTGAACAAGTCTTAAACGCTAGAGACACTAAGCGTTTGATGAGCGGTAGCTACTCTGGTGTCTTGCCAGGATATGCTAAGGGGACTTCGGTATTGAGTAGTTGGTTAGACAACATCAAGAAAGCTAGTGACAAGGTACTCAAGAAGATTCCTAAGGCAATCAAGAACATGTTGAAGTCTCCGGTGGAATGGGTTAACAAACTATTCAGCACTAAGTGGGATGCACCTAAGACGGCTTATCCATTTGCAAAGATCAATGAAATGGTCAAGCTGAAGGGTATGTTCAAGAAGAACACCATTAACTTCATCAAGGGCATTTTCAAGAAGGCTTATAAGGCGTTAGATGATGCTGTAGAGAGTGTGGCAAACCCAGGTGGGGCTGGCGTTATGCGCTGGAAGTCATATGTAGCTAAAGCCTTAAAGGCTAACGGCATCGATGCAACAAGCTACAGAATAAGTAAAATTCTTGCCACTATTCAACGTGAATCTGGTGGTAATCCTAGAGCAATTAACCTTTGGGATAGCAACGCTAAAGCTGGCATTCCATCTAAAGGTTTGATGCAAACTATTGGGCCAACTTTTAATGCTTACAAATTAAAAGGCCACAATGATATTTATAATGGTTTTGACAACCTGCTTGCTGCAATCAACTATATCAAGCATAGATATGGGACGTCTGATGCCGCATTTGCTCGTGTAGCATCTAGTGGTTATGCAAACGGCGGCTTGGTAACTAGAGACCAAATTGCTCATGTGGCAGAAGGAAATAACCCAGAAATGATTATTCCACTCTCGCCACTCAAGCGCCCACGTGCTATGCAATTGGCTCAGCAAGTGGTTAATAAGTTCAATGCTGAATCTAGTCGAGGCGTTCAGCACGTGAACACGAATGTTGAAGATAAGCTTGATATTTTGATTAACCAATTTACCACAGTGCTGGGTCAGCTCAAGCAAGTAATCAGTAATCAAGATAATCCAGTTCCTGCAATCATGGGCACTGCTCAAGCTTACTCAGCATTAAATAAATACAAGAAAAATCAAGAGCTAAAAACTAAGATGCTCTACTAACAATTAATAAGCGAGTGTGGCATTATAGCCACGGGATAGGGTGGGTATTAAATTTAGGGGTGAACTCATGATTGATATGGAACATCACACACCTATTGATCCAGACACCATTAGTAATGATGATGCTTGGATTAACGGGCTGTCTTTTATCAAGGATATTAAGGTTCGGCCAGTCAAAAGTTCGATCTCTATTGGGCCAACCATGAGTGCCATCAATGAAAGTATTCCAGGCAAGTACGGGAATTTCTATGAAGGCATGAATTATGAAAGCAGGGAAATCAACTTTCAGATCTTTGCAAAGTGTGGGACTGATGAACGGTTAGAGCAAGAAATCAGAGAAAATATTGCCCAGGCCTTTATCAAGTTTAATCCTAGCAATCCAACGCTAGAATACGAATTAGTATTTGGTAATGAAAGTGTATCTGGCTTCGGCTATCATGCACACAAGCGCTATATTGGTCACGTTACTAGTATTGGCGCTCCGCAATATCTGCATGATGATGAGACCAGAGACTTCACCTGTGACATTACGTTTGAGTGTTCCGACCCACGGGCTTATCTACCTATGCATACAGTACAAGGCGTGTTTACTTCAAACGATAATGCAGAGGTAAAGATTAATTACAATGATGGTACAGCCCCAGCTGAGTTTGAAGCCCAAGTCTTATACGCCAGCAACAAGGCGGCTCATCATGTAGGCTTTATTACTGACAGTGGTGGTGTCATGGCAATTGGCGATGACAGCTCTGAAGTAGGTGGCTGGTCTAGCTCAAGTGGTACGTCAGAAACAAACAATCTGATTCCAACAAAGTGGGATCCAACTAATCTTGTTGATATTGCTAACTCAGTATCGGGGACATTGGCAAACTGGGTAACTGACCAAACTACTATCTCACAGAACTTTGCAAACCTTCAATGGGGACACGATTCAGTAGGTCAAACAATTGGCGGGTCAGTTACGACCGAGGGTACGAAGATTACCGTAGGCACTCGTAAGGTAAAGGGTTATAAACCTAGTGAATATCCTAAAAACAAGGAATTAAAAGCGACTGACGGCAAGAGCTATAGCGTCCAAAATTATGGGACTGACGAGGTGATGAGAACAACCAAAAATGGTGTGCCTAATGGTACTCCGTGGTATGGTCCTGTAATCGTAAGCACTGGGATTATTCCAGCTGATACGAGCACGACCATGAATAATTTCAAGATCACTTTTAGAATCCACCATACAAAGTATGGCAATGGACACCCACATAATGCTAGAGCCATGGGCGATATTGAGTTTCTGCTGCTGGATGCAAGCAACAACGCATTCTTTAGAGCTGGGATTAAAGATTCATCAACTGGTGAAGCCCCAACTCTGATTATGCAATTTTGTAAACCTGGTAGTGCATGGAGTGACAAAGCAAATGTGCTTACTCTGGTAAGTGATTCCAAGGCTGCTCTTAGAGGTCAGACCAAGAGAAACGACCAGATCGTTAGAGTTCCATACAAGACCAAATCAATCACAACAATTGTCCGGAAGGTTGTAAGCAAGACTTCAAGAAGGTCTACCTCATCAACCACACGAACCTCTAAGACAAAGAGAAGGGGCAAGAGCAGGGCAATTACTTCTCACTCTAGTTCAAGCACAAGCACGACTACTAGGCCGGAAAAGAAAACATCATACCAATACAGTTATTACACTGAAAAGACTAAGAACGAGGAAAACGCATTTACTAACGGGTGGATTGAAGTTACTCTCAGCCGGGAGTTTGGTAAGTTCTACATCGAAGCTTACAAGCTGGACAGCAATGGAAATCACATGAAGGGTGGTTGGTCATTCACAAAGTATAAGAGTACGCCAGTGCCGAACGTTCCAACTGGAGACGTTTCATTAAATCGTGTAGCTTGTGGATTCTTTAAGCACTCAATTATGGAAGATACGGTTACTCCATTTGAAATCTATAGGTCTTGTTCATTGAGTATGACACATTGTTCAATCTGGGCAATGAACCAAGAGTACTACAGCAGGTATGCACCGAGGGATATTAAGACCTATCCCAACGTAACTATCTCAAGTGGCGACCATGTAACCTTTAGTTCGATTGAAACTAAGGTTGAAAAGAACGACGTAGCAGCCCAGCCTTCTTGGGGGACTAACTATCCTACACTTACTCCACAGAAAATTAACACTCTGCATTTTAAGAGTGATGGAGACTTGACTGGAGCAACATACAAGATTGAATGGGCACCAAGAATGCTTTAAAGGAGCGTGATTAAATGGCAGTAAGCGAATACGGACAATACCGGATTTTGAACGAAGACTTGATGGCGATTGGCGTTTTGAAGATTGGCGGCAAGACTGAATTTTACGGCGATACGATTACGCACCAGGTAGCAGACGCAGACCAATCATCATCATCATACGGTGAATCACCTCAAGCCCCAGCAAATGAAAGCAATCCTAATCTTAATGCTGAATCAAAGAATTTTGACCACTCCGGTAGCATTTCAGTTCTTGAAAAGCCAGGCACTGACTCAGAAAAAATCAAGATTGGCAATTGCTTAGCATACTATGACGAACCTCAAGAGCGCTGGTATGTGATGAAAATTTGGAATGTGGAAAGAACTTTGAATGCTAGTGGTGCTCACGTGCTCACTGCCCAGCTGGTTAACCTGGGCTTGTGGGATTTGCACTACAGAATGACACAGAAGAAGTCAATGAAGAGTGCATCAGCAAAGACAGCTTTCTATTGGCTCTTGCAGGATATGGACTGGAATGCAGACTTTAGTGCAATTCAGAATTATTCTGTTACTAGTGATGTGGAGTTCAACACAAATACTAAAAGTTCAGCAATGCTTCAAACGCTCTTGCAGCAATACAATCTTGAGTGCGACTTTTACGTAGAGTACAAAGGAAACTATGTAGCCAAAAAGATTTTTCAAGTAGCTCCAGAAATTGACTCTGGCTATTATGGCGAAGCATATGTAGGCAAGAACGTAACAGCCCTCAGTCAACAAACAAACGGTGACGTTATTACACGGCTTACTGTCATGGGGCCTAACGGCGAAACAATGGCGAAAGCTGACAATTACACCTCCGGCCCTATCAAACATGATAAGGGCTTTTCTTATGTCTACGATGCTGATGCAAACGCTGAATACAGTGACGGCAAGCACTGGCTTGATGGTGTGATTACCACAGACAGTATTACAGATGCAGCTGGGCTAATGATGTACGGCGCTAAGCTTTTAAAGATGTACAATCACCCAAGAATCAGCTACACCTTGCAATGCACCCACACCTTTAATCCTAAGCTGGGCGCTACTGTACGGACTAAAGACTTTTTGGCTGACCCGGAAATCACTACCTACCAAAGAGTAATCAGTAAAACATTCTCATTTGCTGACCCAAGTCAAAACACTGTCTCATTTGGTGAATTTGTGACCGTTAGACGGGTTACGCCTGCATGGCTGGCTAACTATAGTACTAACATTCAGAAGGCTCTTAAAGCGGCTAAGGATGATGCTGCAAACATTTCAGTTTCTGTGCTCACTCCGGATGGTACTGACTTTAAGGGCAGTGACCAAACTAAGAGATTCTATATTCAAGCTTGGTCGATGGGAACTAATATCAGCGGTTATATTCAAAATCAAGGCTTCGAGTTTTTGAAATACAAGTCAGACACAATAAGCTTAGATGGTGTGGTCGATGACAGTTCAGTTGGCGAATACGAAAAGACATTGTATGGCTACTCCCAGACATTGACTAGCAAAGACCTGGGCAACTATAGAGCACAAGTCGATAACGACTACCTTACCAGCGATGCTGAAATATATCCAGACCAGACAGCTAGCGTAAGCGTAGCTCAATTACCGCACGAAGCATTCGGCCACCAGGCTGCCTTACAGAACGCTTGTCGGCTGAGTGACGGTTCATTTGTAGCTACATACTCTCTTGAAAACATGAAGGACGGATTGAATAAGTATGACAATGACTGTGCATTGATTCACTATTCTACGAATGGCACTGTCTTAGGTTCAGCCAGGATTGCAAGCGGTGGTCACGGCTCTTGCTTTGGCGTGCAGGAAGTAAACAGCGATTACTGCTATGTCTACATGAACACGTACAATAATGACGATTCCAACAATAAGTATAGATTTACACAGATTAAGTTTATGTTGAAGCAAACCAATGTTAAGGTTTCAGACAACAAGACCAGCCGTGATGATTTCAAGATTGGCTATACAAGTCCCGACTATTTCTATACAAGCTTAGACAATGACAGCGGTTATTGTGTGGTAGTATTCAGTAAAGATTGGCATGCTTACACTGTCAAGCTTACTGACTTAATGGCAGGCAACTTTAAGCCAACTCAAAACACATTGCTTACTGATTATGGCTGGAATCCACAAGCTCAAACTTGGCAGTCTCCAGCGATCAAATATCCATACGTATTTTGGCATAGCGGTGACTATGATATGCACGACAGACGGGTACTCTATGGAATTAACATGGAGCATAAAGGACAAGTCTTCGAACTGGAATACAACTTCCTGGACTATATCCACACTCCAGCTGACTGCAACGTAGTTGAACCCGAAGCATTGTCATACAGAGATGGCAAGCTGCTAGTGTCCTTCAATTGTGCGAACACTAACGGCAGTGGCGGTAATAGAATCGAACCTGTTTTTGAAATTCCATTGAAGGGGAGATAAAGATGAAAAGCAGACCAGTTTCGGTCAATGTTACAGCAAACGGCTTAGCTGCTAATCAAGCTCAGCAGACAGCTAATCAAGCGGTAACGTCAGCCAATAAATATAAGATGGCATGGGATGAAGCCAACTCTGAAACTATCGCAGCACTGGACGAAGCACAAAAAGAATTTGAATCTAATCTTGCCTGGGTTAAGAGTCAAATCTATGAAGGTCAGCACCAAAACGATAGTGCAGTAGCAAGCCTGCGATCAGACATGGAATCAAGCTGGAACTCTATGTCAACTGTGGAAGAAAGTTTGTACAACTCTGCAATCACGGCAACTAGTGAAGTTGACAGTCATCTTGAAAGCTTACGTGTGCAAAATAGTTTGTCATTGGCAGACCTCCACAGTACAGCAAATAGTCTACATGATGCTGATACCAGTTTACATGCTGATGCAGAATCTATGAGAGGTTCTTTGGCAGATGTTGCAAGTGGACTGGGCAAAAATATTGCAACAACAAGAGATAGCCTTGCGGCGGTTGATGATAGCCTTCATACTGCCACTAGTGAAACGGCAAGTGAATTGGCAAGCACGAGAGATAGCTTAGTGGCTGTCGATTCAGATATGCGAGGCGGAATAACCCAGACTAGAAGTGACCTGGCAACCGTAAGGGATAGCTTGAAGACGGCTACTAGTGAAGTTGCTAATAATCTGACTAATGCCAGAAACAGTTTGACTGCAGTGGACAATGATCTGAGAAATGGCGTAAAACAGGCAAGCAATGATCTATCAGTGGCAAAGACCAGCTTGGCGGCTACTGGCAATAGCTTGGCTACGGCAACCTCAGAACTGCAGAGACAGACTGGGCAACTTAGCGGTAGCTTGTCTACAGCCAACAGCATGATTATGTTTAATAGCAACGCTATTGCAGAAGTTAAGCACACGGCTGAGGAGATTAGCACCACCGTAAGCAATATCCGAGTCGGTGGCCGGAATCTGTTAACAAACACGAGAACGCTATCCGGTATATGGAATGGCGCTACGGAAACTGTTGACGGGTTCACAGTGGCCAAGATGACTAAAACGGTTGGCAATTGGCAGGACATTGTTGCATGGAATGGCTTAACGAATATCAAACCAAATACTGATTACGTGTTAACTTTTTACGCTAAGGCAAGTAAACAGACACGAATCTGCAGCTATTTGTATAACATTGGCACTGATACGGTTTACGCTGACGGCTCAACGCCTAACACGCTAACAACAGACTATCAGCGCTTTACCGTGCATTTTCACACGGATGCCATGCCCGCAGGAAGAAAGGTTAACTGTTTGCCTGTTAGAGTATATGACAATGTAACGGTATGGGTCTACGGATGTCAGCTTGAAGAGGGTAATACCGCTACTCAATGGCAACCGAATCCAGATGACACAGACCAGGCAATTTCTAAGGTTAGTCAGACGGCCGATGCAATCCGTGCGGACTTGACCAATACTAAGGGTGATGTTGCTTCAGTTAAAGCAACAGCGAACAGTCTGCAGAGTCAGATCACGGATAATAAAAACAACATCAGCTCGGTTAAACAGACGGCAGACAGCTTAACCAGTACGGTTGGTCGAATGCCTGCTCAGTGGCAACAAGCGATTAATGACAAGGCTAGTGCACAGGTGCTCACCAGCAATGTGGACATGAACAATTTGACCACAGCAGGGACTTACTTAATCAAAGACTTTAGCGCAAAAAACGCTCCGATTTCTGCATGGTTTATGGCAACCGTTGAAGCTACTGCAGATCGCCTAAGAGTGGTTCAACGGGTAAAGAAGGATGATGCTAACGTTGCGTATGAGCGATCAAACAATAAGTCCGGCTGGACTGAATGGGAACGTGTAGCGACTGGAACAGACGTAAGCTCAATCAAGCAGACGATGGACAGCATCACCACCCGTGTATCAAATGCTGAAGGTAATGTAAGCTCATTGCAACAGACGGCAAGTAAGCTCCAGTCTGACTTAACTAATGCTAAAGGCGACATTAGCAGTTTACAACAAACGGCAAATGGACTGACATCACGGGTCGGTAGTGCTGAGGGGAACATTTCGCAGCTTCAGCAAACGGCTAATGGGCTGACTAGCACGGTAAGCAATTTGCATTCTGGTGACAGAAACTATGCACGTAACACTTTCAACAAGTGGCAAACATTAACTGGATTTACAGGCGCAACTAATTACTGTACACCAGACTTGGGCATTTTCTACCCAGACGATTTGCAAGTAGGTGATACTGTAACAATCGGTTATACGATAAAAAACAGTGGTATTCAATCTGGCAAATTTCAATTACAAGGCCCAGGTAATGTCACGGTTTGGAATGCCGGTAGCATTGGTTCTCCTTCATATGATATTTCTAAAGTATGTCCAGATGGCGCAACCACAACACTCGTTCAATATCTTACACTGACCGCAGACAATCTTAAAAACAGTAAATTCAATTTCCGAATCAGAACGGATAATTTCCCAGCAGGGACGTTATCGTACAAGGGCTTGTTTGTAAAAAAGGGCAACTTGGCAACCGATTGGTCTCCAGCTCCGGAAGATGTGAATGCTTCAATCTCCCAAATCAAGCAAACAGCTGACCAAATCCAAGCCCAGGTCACCAGCGCTAAGGGTGACATTTCCTCGGTGACGCAAACAGCTAACGCAGTCAAAACTGATCTGGTTAACACCAAGGGAGACGTGGCTGCGGTCAAGGCTACGGCTGATAGTCTGACAGCGCAAATGGCCGATGCAAATGGTAACATCTCACAATTACAACAGACGGCCAAAGGTTTGCAGTCCAGCGTCACTGACCAATCCGGCAAGCTTTCAAAATTACAGCAGGATGCTGATGGGTTGACTGTAACGGTGGCAAACGGTGGGCAGAACCTGCTGAGAGATTCAGACACTATACCCAACTGGCACGGCGACACTGAAAAAGTCGATCAGTTTACTGTAGTGAAAGCGAAAAAAAATTTTGATGGAGATTACGATCCTATAGCTTGGAATGGCTTGACTACGATCAAACCCAACACAGACTACACGTTGTCTTTTTGGGCAAAGGCCGATCAGCCTGCTAAAATCTTTAGCTTTCTGTATAACATCTGCCCAGACAACGGCTATAGTGATGGCTTTACCACAACCCAACTCACGACAAATTACCAGCGGTTTGAAATCCACTTTCACACTCAAAACTTTACTGCTGGCAGCAGAACGGTCAACTGCCTGCCAATGCGAATCAATGCCAAAAATGTAACCCACTACATCTACGGTTGCAAACTTGAAGAAGGTGCAATGGCCACTGCTTGGTCTCCATCACCGGGCGATATAGCTCAGCTAAAGATAACCGCAGATGGCCTAACCAGCAAAGTAGCCGACACGCAGGGGAATGTGTCTAAGCTCCAGCAAACCGCAAACAGTCTGCAAACGCAGATGACAAACACGCAGAAGGATGTATCCAGCTTGAAAGTAACGGCTGGTGAAATCAGTGCAGACCTTACTAATGCAAAAGGTGACATTGCAAGAGTAAAGACTACGGCTGATAGTTTGACCACCTCTATGACCAACGCACAGAATGACATTAGTACGCTCCAGCATACGGCAACCAGTATCACCAGCACACTGAGTAATGGTGGAGTTAACTTGCTTTCTGGGACTAGTGATTTCTCTTGGGGCATTGTTGGTTGGAATGGTAATCCCCCACATAGCATTATTGATGACGGTGAAAGCCTTAAAGACTACAAAATATCTTTGGTCGCAGGAGCATCTAACCAAGGATTTTGGTGGAGTGGCAATAACACACTGAACCAAACATACACGCTTTCGTTTGATGCTAAGTCAGACAACGGTAAGGCTAAGATTAATATCATGGGGCTTGAAGGTAACTTCTTAGAAGATGCTCCACTTACTACCGATTGGGTTCGCTACCATATCTCCGGCAAGGTAACGGCTGGTAGCCATAACTGGGTGACGTACTTCTCAACAACGGATGTAGATACCGTTTATGTTCGCAAATACCAAATTGAGTATGGTGATACAGCCACACCGTGGAAGCCATCCAATGGTGATATTTCCTCCCTCCAGCAAACAGCGCAGGGGCTGACCGCAGACATGAAGGACGCTAAAGGGAATATATCATCCCTTCAAACTACGGCTAGTCAATTCACAACTAGCTTGCAGGATACAGAGAAAAACGTATCCAGCCTGCAAGTAACGGCGAAGGAACTGGATACCCAGATCAAGGCGGTTGATGGTAGAGCATCTTCGATTAAGGAAACTGCTGATGGAATTAACGCCCGTGTATCAAAGATCGAAGGCAACAACGTAGTTGGTTCCCTGCTGAAACTGGACGGCAATGAAGCTGGCCTTGGTACGTATGTAAACAATAAGCTGATTGCTGGGATTAATACAAATCCAGATGGTGTAACGATCGATGGCAAGAACATCCACCTTAATGGTCAAACACACATTGACGATGGTGTTATCAACGCAAGCAAGATTACCGTCTACAATACAGTCGGTGACAATAAAGGTAATCAATATCTTTCCGCAGCGTGGGGCCAGCTTAACTCCACAATCGGTGGTAAAGATGACCAAGGCAACTCCTTGTGGGGATCGATTAATCAGACTAACGGCAAGCTGACCAGCTACTATCAAGAATTAAAAAACGATGGTTCGTCTACCCGCTCTTTGATTCAACAAAAAGCAGATGATATTCTTTTAGCCGTTGACCAAAAGGTTCAGTACAGCACTTACACTGTATCTGCATCAAGCCCTTGGGATTTCGATTACACAAAGTCAATTTACGGAAACTGGTTCATAAATGGCGAAACGAGTGGTAATTACTTCTACAATGGGCCAGACGGCTTAAAGCCATGGGTATACGTTCAGTCTCGTGGGTCAGCCGATGGTACTCGGTTTGTCGTTACCGTTTGGCGGGACTATGACCCAACGCAATATCAGCGCACGTGGACTGGCGACCACTGGACGCCTTGGGTTATGCTTCCTAACAGTTCAAACCTTGTCTCAGCTATCAACCTTAGCCCAGACGGCGTGACCATCGATGGTAAGAACATCGAACTAAACGGTAACACTACAATTCATGGCCAACTCAATTTATTACCTACTGACCAAAGATATGTCGATCAAAGAGTCCAGGGATTTCACAATCCTTGGGCTTGGCGGGATGCAAACGTGTTTGCCGGGAGTGGTGGCCTTCAACTACGGTCAACGATTGTTTCACAAAGCTACAGTAATGACAATACGTCAATTTACGGACTAAGAGGAGGTTCATCTGCCGCTATAACGACACTTGCTCCTACATATTTGAAGTTTACCGTATATCCTTCATGGAACGATGTCAATAATGGCTTTACCAACCAATTAGCTAGAACCTATATTGATGCTGGTAGAATTGAAACGAATGATGTCTGGGCAGGCGACTTCAGACTTACAGGTAGTAAAATGCGTGGTCTTAACGGCAGTCTTTACGTCACCAACTGGAACGGCACTAACTTTGACAATGCTGGTGCTGTCGGCTTCCAGGTCTGGTCTGGTATTGGTCTTGGCAAGAGTACGATTTACACGCCAACTAGTGATCTGTATGTCCAGATTGGTAATGTTGGCCCATTATTGGGCCAGTCTTACAGCGACGCTGGTAAGGTCGATGTGCACTGCAATAGAGTTATTTCTCAGAGAGCTAACACGGTATCATCCCGGCTTTCTGTTAAGACGGCAATCACCAAGGTGACCTATGACCGGGCACTTATGGCTGTTCAAAACACTGACATGTACGACTACCGCTATACCAGTGACGAAACTGGTCAGCACTATGTTTCCGGGATTATCGATGACATTCACGATAAGCCAGAGTACAACATGGATCCGATGCTGATTAACAAAGAACGCACTGCCAGAATTGACGCAAACTTGCTGGGTTATCACCAAGTGGTATTGCAAGAAATTCTCAAGAGATTAGACAAATTAGAAGCAAAGTAAATTGAGATTAATTAGAGACAAACGTTCCCCTCCGGAACGATATAATTGTAGTGTGTGAGAACTATAAAGGAGAACACATATGGATTTAAGAATTAACAATATTGAGCCGAAATATGACAATGAGATCATCAGTGGTGAGACCATTTCCGTATCCGGCTACGCAAACGATGGTTCCGGCGATTATGTCAATGGCCGAATTACTATCAACAAGTCAGAACTGGCAAGCGGTAAGACCTTTGATGACATGACACCAAAGGATGTCATTGCACTTGTCAAGAGTAAGTTAACTTTCGCATAAAGGAGAATAAATCATGAAGATTAACGCAAGAGGCATTAGCTACCAATTCTCAGATTCAGACGGTAGCACTAAGTCAATCACTATTAACTTGAGTGGTACAGAAGCATCTGACTACATCAATGGTTCCCTCGTAATCACGGCATCAGATTTAACTGACGGTGCGGCCCTGGATAGCTTGAGCAAGACGCAGATCACAACCTTGGGCTTGAAGAAGCTGGAAGCTTACGTTAAGGCTGCATTAGGCGAGGCTTAATTATGAACATTGACGCAAATGATGTTATTGCAAAGTATCGCAAGCTGACTGATGATTTGCAGTACAACCTGCTGCTGATGCAGGTGCAAGTTGAACAACTCCAGAAGGAATTACAAGATGCTAAGAAGAACGATGAAAAGGCTACTGAATAATGGCTGGCACTGCATCGTTGGCTTTTCCTTAATCTTGAATGGCGTTGTGCTCACAGTTAGCACACGCTATTTCTTTTGGCCACCTCATCCAAGGTTTATTACCGACTTCCTCAATGACGACATTGTAGGCTATACGGGAATCTTGATCGGGGTAGGCATGATTCACTGGGCATATCAAGAACACGGTTCATACAAAATGAACCGTTTTTTGCTTGCTAGTAGTTCCTCATTTTATACAATGCTAGGGTTAACGGAATTGATGCACTCACTTTTTGCACATCCATTTACTCCACGCATGGAATGGGGCGCTATTAGTGACTTGGTTATGGTCCTGGCAACTTTGTATATGGCAAGGGAATCGCCAACGAGAGAAGATGAATGATAGAAGGGAATGGTTGACGCATGGCCTCTTTGATGGACTGGTTAACGAGAATCATTCCCACGGCTGGCACTGTCTTAGTAGCACTATTCAGTTACTGGGCAAGTAAGCAAAAGAGTGATCGTGAACAACGGCAAGACGAACGTTCGGCACTGCGTGAAGATTTAAAAGATCAAAGAGACCGCAATGCTTATTTAGAGAAACGGCATGTTGAAGATCAAAAAGAGATCGACAACTTGACTAAGCAGGTTTCTAAATATTCCGTACGTTTAATTGAGCTTGAAGAAAAGCTAGGCGTAAAGCATACGTTTACTGACGTAAACGATTACGGGGACGATGAGGTATAAGAAATGACACACGAAATTATTGTAGATGTTATTCTGGCAGTGATTGCTTTAATCGGGACAATCATGTGCCAAATTGTAAAGCAAGACAGCAAGGCAAGATTGGCCTTGCAGATTATCAATAGCGTAGCACCAGCTGCCGTTGTTGCCGCTGAAAAGATCGGCGGGGATGGCAATATTAAGTTTACCAAGGCTGTTGATTTTGTTCAGCATGCACTCAGTCAAGCTGGAATCACCAGCGCTGACTTGACTGTAATTGAAAACGCAGTTGAAGCACAGTGGGCTGAATTGTCCAAGGCGGGGACGCTGGACCAATACAAGAAAGAGGTGCCAAGTGAGAAAGTTAACTCTTAGTTTAGCGACTGGGGCTTTTGCTTTAGCCCTGTCAGCATCTCCAGTCAGTGCCTCCACACGGCGCTTAGGCATGGACGTGTCCAGCTATCAAGACAGTTCATACACTTACTTTAATAGCATGAAGGCTAAGGGAGCTAAGTTTGTCCTGGTCAAGCTGGGCGGCAGTGGTGGCGGTGAAGGTTACCACTATCAAAACCCTAAGGCCAGCGCACAGCTTTCAAACGCAAAAAAGACTGGTCTGAACGTTGGCGGGTACTACTGGGGACAATTTGACGCAGACAAACATAAGGCTGCTCAGATGGCTAAAATGGCCGTTTCAGACGCAAAGAAGTTTGGACTTGAGTCTGGCTCAGCAATTGCTCTGGACTATGAAGCTGGAGCGACTTATTCAAAGAGTGCAAACACGGCTGCTATCAAAGTATTCATGGCCGCAGTAAAGAAGGCAGGCTACAAGCCTATTCTGTACTCTGGTGCGTACTATTTGAAGCAGTACGTAGACTATGAATCAATTGGCAAGCAGTACGGTGATGTGCTTTGGGTGGCTAGTTACAAGACAACCAGCTTGCAAACCAAACCAGATTTCGGCTACTTCCCTAGCATGAATCATGTAGGGATGTGGCAATATGCAGACAACTGGTACGGCATCGATGGCAATGTGGAATTGATTAATGGTCTGGTATCCACCGGTAAGGTGGCAAAGAAGACTCCAGTCACTCCAGCTGACGCAACGACCAACAAGGCCCAAGGCGTTCAACCTATTCCTAAGTCAAACAAGTACACGATCAAGCGAGGAGACAGCTGGTATGCGATTGCCAAGCGTTACGGGCTTGATGCAGGCTTGCTTGCTCAGCTGAATGGTAAGACAACCAAGAGCATGATTCACCCAGGCAATGTCATTAAGTTGACTGGCACGATCACGATTAAGGTGCAGCCTAAGAAAGCTGTTAAGAAGCCTAAGGCTACCACGCACGTTGTCAAGGTAAACAACTTAGGTGCTGGCAAGGAAACCTGGAAGGTGAACTTGATTGGTTCAAACGGCAAGTATGCTAACCATTACGTTCCCCAGGGTTCTAGCTGGAAGACTACCAAGAGCAAGACCTTTAAGAAAGGGAAGGCTTACTTGATTGGCAAGGATTTATGGATTCTGTCTAAGTATGTAAAGGTGGTCAAGTAATATGGCATTAAGTTTAGGCGTAGCGGAAACTGTTGCTAAGGTTGGTGACACTTCCCAGATTTACACTCTTGATCTATACGATGACGAAATGGACTTGTATCTTACTGATGACTATGACCCAGAAGATATTGAAGTCAGAGTTGCTAATGAGCAAGGCCAGTATTTGTTTAGTACTGATGCAAGCGACATTGTGATTACCGATGATGACACGATTAGTGTTCTAGGGACTAAGCTTGCAGCACAGCCTGCTGGTCTGTATCAATTCGAAGTGCGGTTGAAGAATGATGATGACACAGAAACTATCTTCCCAACTGGCGCACGACCTGTTGTTCGGTTAGTGGGGTCTATTTAGTCCACACTGTGTGGAGGGTGATAGGTGTGACAGATTGTGTCACCGGCCTTCGGCCCTACAGCCCCAAGGGATTCAGCCACTTGCTGTGACGCAAACGTACTCTACTCTATATCTTTATATAGAAGAAGAAGAAGTATATATAGGAGATAGGGGAAAATCGGGGACTTCCGTCACAAAAAGTGCCACAATCCCTTGTGGGAGTAAGAGTGACGGGTGGGTGACAGATCCGTCACGCCTGTCACATGAAAAGCCTTACCGGAGAAATTCTGGTAAGGCTTTTTTGTTTTGCTATAATATGGGTGTGGAGGAAAAAGCCAATGAAGAAAGAAAAATGCTTACCATTGCAGATGTTGAAACTAACGTCCAGCAAATACCTCAGCGCCTGGTCTGAGATTGAATCAGCCAGGAAAAATAGAAATTGGCCTGACTGGTGTTATGTTCCAATCAACCGCTGCCTAACAATTACTATGGCAAGCCAAGCAAATGTATTTCAGCAAGTCCAGGATGCCGTTCTCATGTCAGCCCTAGCACCGTGGAGGATAAGCAAGGAAATCTATGTGTTTGATAACGAGCTAGCCAATGATCTGTATAGCCAGCCACTGGACAGACTCCCCACCGTGGTATTTGAAAGACTGCCGTTTCCAGCAATCTACATACAAGCGCCTGGACTGGGCGTGAATGGTTTCTTCGTCAGCCGGGAATATGATGTAAAGAACAAGGCGGTTGAATTGCGATTTACTTTTTGCAACAACACTGCCGAAGCTTGGCCTGCCTTCATAGCCTATGATTCGGCAAGCACGATCAAAGAGGCTGTGGATAAGATGTCACTGGGGCGGGAAAATCCAAGGCTGTTCGATATGGTCAAGAAGGCAATGCAGCTAACGCTCTATCTCTGCACTAGCAATCCAGAAGTTAGTCCACGCCAGAATCAATTTAAGCGGCCTGCGAGCCACCTTAAAGATAGTTATAGGGAAATACGCACATGGGACGTAGGACTTCGCTACGGAGCTGCTATCAAGCAATACAAGCAAACCAATAAAACACACGCTGGCAGCCACACTGGCAAGCGTCCACACTATAGAAGAGGACATTTCCAACATTACTGGAGAGGGCCTAGAAACGGGAAACGGACATTGGAGTTTATTTGGATTGACCCAATCTTAGTTAATGCAGATAAGGTTGACGGAGAACTGCCAGCTGTTATACACGAGGTAAAGGATAATGATTAAGAGAAGATTAGTAGGCGGTATTTTGTTATTGGTGCTGGCGTTGTTTGAACTGTTTTTGTTCTTTGGCTATTGCGTAGAATATTTAGCAAATAGCCAGCTGGTGGCTGCTATATTTATGTCAAGGTATTTGATCTTTGGAATCTGGGCAATAGTCTTAGGAATAATCTACATTGTCACGTGCAAGCGCAGACCAATTAAGTGGCAAGAACTAACTTTAGAAATCATTTCTGGTGTATTGGTGGTGTTTACTTACTCAAGCTATGTGGCAGACTTGCCAGAAAATACTCTCTTTATCTGGGTTGTGTTTTTTCAATTAGTTTTCCAGGCCGTAGGGCTTCCAGGTAAGAATGGATTTAAAGACTACTCGTATAAAGATCAAGGGCACGATAGCCAATCTATAGACAAGCTGACCAAGCTCAAAGAGCTGCTGGACAGTGGGGCGATCACTCAAGAAGAGTTCGATCAAGAGAAAGAAAAAATTTGGAAATAAAATGCAAGAGAGCCACTCGGAAATTAATCTGAGTGGCTCATTTTTGGCACAAACTCCGGCAACTTTGATGGACTTTAAAGGCCAAAGATAGCCTATAAAAAGTGCTGTAAATCCTAGTGCAGTGCGGTTTGTCTAGGAGAGCGATGATTGATACTATGTACCGGACCAGTATGTGCGGTCTGGCAAGAGTTGGTTGATATAGCAAGGCTTGCCCAGTCCTTTGATTATCGGTGGCTCAAATATGGCTCAAATGGAAAAATCATTGATCTGTTTCTCCATGTCTTCCTGCATTTTCTTAGTGACGTGAAGATAAATTTCTCTTGTAGTTTCCGCTTTTGTGTGTCCAACTCTTTTCTGAATAACGTGCAAGGGGACGCCTTGTTCAGCTAACTTGGAGATGTGGGTATGTCTGAAAAAGTGGGTAGTAATTTTCCGATCTATTCCAGCTTCTCTACTTTTATTCTTGAGATAAAGCGCAACAGTATTCATTTTAAATGGAACATGTTTTAGTTGATTGATGAAAATAAAATCATCTGGCTCAGTGTTTCGGTCATACTGCTTAAACCACTTTATTATTTCTACGGCTTGCTTAGGCAGAAATACGGACCGGAAAGAAGCCAGTGTCTTAGGCGAATCAGATTTAATGCCATTGGCCCACATGGTACCCGTTATATCAGCGTATTGATCGTGAATGTTTTTGAATTGCAGGCCTGTTGCTTCGCCAAATCTCATGCCAGTTAGATACATAAATTTAAAAAGCCGCAAGTAATCTGGGCGATCAATAACGGCAAATAGATTGTTAAGCTCTTCATCTGTAAAGTATTTGTCGGTAATGCTTGTAGGCTTTTGCGGTTTCCATTGAATGCGCAGTCCTTTAGCTGGGTTCTCAGTCAGGTATCCATAATCGATTGCAAAGTCATACATTGTACTCATACCTACACGGTAGACATGGACTGTTGAATTAGTCTTTTTCTTTAAAGAGCTTTGGAGATATTTGGTTACCATTGGTTTAGTAATATTTTTAGCTATTGCGTCCTCGCCAAAATACTTCAGCATTGCAGACATTCCAGTCCTGCGTACGCTCAATGTGGTTGATTTGACTCCACGCTCTCTCTCGTGATCTAGAAAAAGTTTCGATAGCTCACCTATGGTTATATTTGTTTCTGTTCTAGTATCGCTTATATCGGCTAATTTCTGTGCTAGAATGAGTTCAGCTTCCTTCCTGGCCTGTTGACTACCACGAGAGAGAAGACATGTCACACGCTTGATTTTGCCCGTTAGTGGGTCACGGTAACGCTGATACCATTGGTATTTGCCGGACTTCATTTTCTTAGGCTTTCCTATTGGGTAAGTTTTCATTGTTGTTTCCTCCAGGAAAAATAAAAGCGCCTTTGCTATCTGCAAGTAAGGGCGCTCTTTTAGCATGCCCTCATTAATTTGCTAACTGTCTCAAACATTCTGTTAGGTATTTCGAAGGCTTGCATGAAGCTGCAAACATTGTCGTATTCCACACCGATTAGGGTTGAATAATTCCAGATGATTTTAGTGGCGAACACATCAGCTTCATGTTCCATTTTTATTTTAATTGTAGGTGCGGCTAAAGAACTACATCTGTGCTGTAACACGATGTGTCCTATCTCGTGGGCTAAGATGAAAGGCGATTCAAACCGCCTGGCCCAATTTCCGTTTAAGATGATAATTCTAGACTTAGCATAAGAAACAGATGGTGCGTTCGAAGGTAGAGTAGCATCGTAGATAACACCAATCCCTGCCTCTAAGGCGTAATTCATCAAGTATTCCAGTAAGTCATTCATGGGCAGAGTTTTTTCTCTTCCTTATATAGGTTTCTGCCATCGATCTGTAATAGCTTTTCAGATCATCGGGTAACTCTACGCCTCTATAAGAAAGCGGCTCATCTTCCCCGAGATCATAATGAGCAGCTGGTTCCTTGACTTCCCAGATCTCACTGTCTCTACCTAATAGGTAGTCAGTGGAAACATCGAAGAAGTCTGCCAGTGTTACGATCATGTCTATGTTTGGTTCTCTAAGTCCATACTCCCAATTGGAATAGGTAGTATTTCCTACGTGAAGTCTTCTAGCGACTTCAGCCTTACTAAGGCCCAGTGATTCTCTCAGTTGTGTTAAACGACTGCCAAGTGCTTTGCTCATAACGCACACCTCCATTCAGCAATGTACACGCTCTGAGTTATTTCTTTAGCCTAAGCTTAGACCAAAGTAAGTACTTTTACAATGTTTCTTAACAAAAAGAGAAAAAAAGGTTGCACTTTTCTCAGAAGGTGGTATCCTAATATGTGTAAGTCAAACACGAAAGGAGGAAGCTAGATGACAGTAATTAAAAAAGGAGCTGGTCATATGCTAAAAGAAGAAATTGACAAGCAAGGTCTACGCTATGTGTTTGTTGCTGAAAAGGCTGGGGTTGCTCCTCAGACACTAAGCAAGTATTTGCATGACCGTATTCCGATCAATGTTAATAATTTGTATAGAATCTGCCACGTTGTGGGCGTAGATTACAAAAAATTTTTAAAGTAATTCTTCCCATAAGGTGTAGAATTTATAAAGGAGTTTCTCGTATGGAGAAAGAACTTATCAAGATCAAAACAGAAAACGACCAACAGCTTGTGTCAGCTAGAGACCTGCACAAGGCATTGGAATTAACTACCCGCTTTAGTAAATGGGTAGATCAAAATTTTAGAGACTTTGAAGAGGGGTCCGATTATACGGGCGTAACTGGAGTTACACCCGTTAAAGGCGGAAACGGAAACGTTCAATACCTTGATGACTACTACGTAACGGTAGACATGGCTAAGGAACTCTGCATGATGAGTAAGACGCCTAAGGGCAAAGAGATCCGGCAGTACTTCATTAAGGTAGAAAAGGCTTGGAACGATCCGCAAATGATAATCCAGCGTGGGTATGACTTACTGAAGAATGAAAACCTGCAGCTCAAGCTAGTAATCAAAGAACAAGCACCTAAGATTGGCTACTACGATCAAGTCATTGATAAGAATGGCCTAACTAACTTTAGAGACACGGCTAAGATGTTGGGCTGGAAGCCAAGAGCATTCAACCAAGTGCTTGAAGATCATGGCTACATCTACCGCACTGGCTCAAAGAAAACAATCAAGCCGTACGCAGAGTATGTGGCCAAAGGCTACTTTGAAATCAAGGATACCAACAGTGGATTCACTCAAACGCTGATTACACCTAAGGGTAGAGCTTTCTTTAACGAAAAGTGGGGGAGAAATAACAGTGAACGTAATTGAATTGCACCCAACGGAAAACGAAGAGATGGAAGAAATGGAATACACACCAATGAATTACATCATGGCGTTGCTTAATCCAGATCATCCCCCTGTGGTTGACGGCAGAGAAATGACTGACTACGAAATCCTGGAGTATCTCAGACAATGCGTCTATTAACAAGCAGGGAAATGATGGACCAGATGAAAGTCAGCCGTCACTTCCTATATGAACTGAGACTGGAGTGCGAGTATAGCCCGTACTCTGATGCAGTAATTAAGTTAGGCAAGAGAACATACCGCTACGATCAAAAGCGGTGGGAGGAATTTCTGAAATGGCAAACGGAAGAGGAGGCTAACCATGATTAGCATTTGGGAAACAGTATGTTGGTTTGTCTTAGGAATTTTTGCTGGGGCAATCCTTAGCAATCCTAAGAAGTACTTCAACTAAAGGAGGTGATAGGCGTGTCTAAGGAAACTATCAAGCGGCTGGTCAAGGCAAGCAACGCTTTCACGGTGAAAACAAAAAAGCTGGCTATCAAAAGATAGTCAGCAACTCTAAACACTAAGGAGATTATAGCATGATCGACAACCATTTACAAATGTTGATTGACCTTTCAGATGACTTTGAACAAGCTCTTTACGAAGAAGCTAAGTCTGTTTCAACGTCTCCGTTAGGAGCAATTAAATGGCTTAATAAGATGAGAAGTGCACTGCCGGATGCTTATTCTGGCAGTCGTGACGAAGTAATTAAGTATACGCTGGCTTACAAAGAGTTTGACGATGTGGTCAAGCGTATTAGAGAAGAAGCCCTTACTCGGGGGTGGGAGGATTAATGCCAAGATTTAATTGGGGCGCAGCTCCAGCACCTAAATACCGTTACCTTGTTTATGGCGTGCCAGGCGTGGGTAAAACCACATTGAGTGAGTACCTGCCGGGAAGAGTGTTTATGCTCAGTTTGGACAACTCATTTCAAAGAGTTAACCGTTGGCAAGGCTCAGAAGACATTTGGGCAATTGACCCAAAAGCACCTATCGAGGACTTGCAAGAATTTGCGGTTGAGTTTAACCCAGATGAATATGACTGGCTGGTGATTGACAACCTGTCCAACCTGCAAAAGCTTTGGTTTGTTGAAAAAGCTAACGAGACTAGCAACCACCTGGACAACAAGCTTCAACACTATGGAGAGTTCACCAACTGGGTAATCCGTTTCATCTCTAAGATGTTCAGTTATAACCTTAATATCTTGGTTACGTGCTGGGAAGGTGACTTCGATGTAACGGAAGCTAACGGACAAACTTTCCAGCAGCATGCTCCAGATCTTAGAGCAAGTGCTAGAGACTACCTTATGGGCAACTGCGATGTGGTTGGACGTATGGTAGTTAACCCTAAGACTGGTGGTCACGGCCTTGTTTTAGAAGGTGACATTGGCACCTATGCTAAAAACCGCTTAGACAATCGGAAGGGATGTGAAGCAAGTGAGCTTTTCACTATTCAATTACCAGAAGAAACTGGTGACGGAAGTACGGCAGGAACTAGCCCGGAAGAATAAAGGGGTTATGATTGTCAGCCCACCTGGGTCTGGTAAGTCAGTAGTCATTGCCGAAATTGCACGACTAACAACCTTAAAAGAAAATAAAATTTTGTTTTTTGTCCATAGGCGAGAGCTGACCAGGCAGATCGAGGAAGCCTTCATCAGCAACGGTGTGGATATGAGTAAGGTGACAATTGACACGGTTCAAAGAGTTTGGAATCATATCCAATCTTTAGAAAAGCCGTCATTGATTATCATTGATGAAGCCCACCATAGTAAGGCTAAAACCTATAAAAAAATCCTTGAGTATTGGCCGGATGTTCCAAGGCTGGGTTTCACTGCAACACCATGGCGAATGAGCGGCGAAGGATTCACTGATGAATATTCGTCAATGGTTGAAGGCCCACAAGTCCAGTGGCTGATTGACCATAACCGCTTAGCACCTTATGACTACTACGCAGTTCCATTAGGTGACTTTAGCAAGCTTGCATCACATGGCGGCCAAGATTACACGGGCAGTTCTATGAATGAATATATGAAAACTGTTGCCTATGGTGACTTGATCGGCAACTGGAAAAAACATGCTGGGGGCAGACAGACAATCTGTTATACACCTACGGTTGCTACGGCTAGAGAAGTTGTCCAGCGCTTTCAAGAAGCTGGAATTTCCGCAGCCGAAGCAGACGGCAAAACACCAACTGCAATCAGAGATGAGGTTATGGAGGGTTTTAAGAGCAGCAAGTACCAGGTCCTTGTAAACTGTGACCTCGTTTCAGAAGGGTTCAACGTTCCAGAATGTTCATGCGTGATCTTACTTAGACCAACTAAGTCATTGGTGCTGTATCTCCAGCAGGCAATGCGCTGCATGAGATACCAACCTGACAAGCGGGCTATCATTCTCGATCACGTAAACAACTGGGGAAAGTTTGGACTGCCCAATCAAGACAGAGACTGGACTCTGAAAAGCCGCAAGCGTGGCAAGTCACGAGAAGGTGGCAGTGAAGTCAGCGGCATCTATCAATGTAGCTATTGTATGGGTGTGTTCATACGGGATGAAAACATTGTTAGCGAAACTGACGAAGTAAAAAAAATCGAGTGCCCGTATTGTGGTGAACAGTTCGAAATCAAGAATGAACGTAAAGATAAAGAACTGGGTGCTGATGATGGAATGGAACTCAAAAAAATCCAGGAAGTCAACAGCGGGCACTTTAAGACAAGCAAAGTCATTAAGCTGAAAGACTGCAAAACATATGCTGATCTGGAAGCATTCGCAAAACAAAGAAATTATAAGCATGGCTGGGTTTATTACCAAGCCAAAGCAAGACATTTAATTTAAAGGAGATATAAATCATGGCATTATTTGTTACTCAACGTGTTGACAAGAAGAACAACGACTTCGAACCATTGCCGGAAGGCTACTATGAAATGACTATTGATTCAACTGGCCCAGATGCAACTAAGGGCGGCACTGAATATATTAAGGTAGCTCTCCGTGTTCGTAAAGACCTCGATCAAGCTCTGCCAGAAACTAACGGCAAGTACCACAACCGCTTAGTCTTTGCCAGCGTGTGGAGACGTAAGGCAACTGGTCAATATGACGAAGGTGATTTGAGTTCTATCACTCAAGCTGCTGGCTATGCTCCAGGCACTCCAATTGAAGATTGGAACGACTGGTCACAAAAACTTGAAGGCAAGAACGTTCGTGTAAAGGTTAGCGTTTCTGAGGACACTTACCAAGGCAAGACCACCAAGCGCAATCAAGTTTGGCCTTCAGATTTTGAACCAACTCAATTCCCTACTCAAGCGCAAATGCAAGCACAACCTCAGCCACAACAACCTAGTCCATTTGCACAACCGCAAGCGCAAGTTAACGATAACGACCTGCCATTTTAATTAAACAGGAGAGCCCGACATGCAAACATTCTATGAAAATATTCCCGATGAATTGAGACCACTCAAGCGCTGGGGACTGTTTGAATTAAAATTCGACCCAAGTCGAAATAAGAATACAAAAATTCCTATCAATGCAATGACGGGCAACAATGCCAAGACCAACGACCCTTCAACTTGGTGTGACTTTAAAACAGCCAAGAAAGGTCTGGAAAAGAACAGCCGAGCGTCGGGCTTGGCTTTCTTTTTTGGCGATGGATATGTTGGCCTGGACATTGACCACATTGCAAACGATATTGAATTGAAGGAACTGGGAAACGCTGAAAACGAAGTCGATGAGTTCATCAATCTGACCGATCATACTTACGGTGAAATCAGCCAATCTGGTGAAGGCCTGCACTTCATTTTTAAAGGGAAAATTCCAGGCAAGCGTAGACGTAAGAGCAACTATGAAATGTACCAGGACGGCCGTTTCTTTGCCCTTACTGGCAACATGATTACTAGCAATACAATTTCTGAACTGAGCAGCGATCAAATGACTACATTATATACTCGCTTGTTCGGCAAAGAAGATAAGGTGATTGATCTGCACCCACAAGCTGAGACACAAGCCATTGATCTACCAGTTCCCGACATAATTCGCAAAATGCTAAACAGTTCAAAAGGCCAACGTGACCGCTTGTTCATGCAAGGTGGCTGGGAAAAGATTTATGCCAGCCAATCAGAAGCTGACTTAGCCTTTGCCAATGATTTGGCATTCTGGACTGGCAAGGACCCAGAAAAGATGGACACGATCTTCAGAAACTCAGCCTTAATGCGTGACAAGTGGGATGAGAAGCACGGTGCTGTCACCTATGGTGAAATGACCATCAACAAAGCAATTGCCGGGACTACTAGCGTATATCACCCAACATCAGACGTTGCTGGTCCATTCGTTGACAACGTGTTTAAATTCAATGTTCCTCCAGAATCAGCTGAAAGAGCTAAGAATGCTGAACATCCACATCGTTCATATGACGATATGGGCATGGCTCAGAGATTCCAGGACCGCTGGCCGGACACGTTCAGATACCTGGTAGCTGACAAGGAATGGTACTACTACGACAAAGACAACGTGTGGAAGAAGGATGACCGCAAGAACGTTGAGAAGGCCTGTGACGTAGTAATTAACGAGCTAAAAGATGAACCACTCTACGTCCCAGAAGGTATGAGCGAAGAGGATGCTGCTAAAGCATTTACCAAGTTCAAAAAGCACATGCGTTCTCGCGCTGCCAAGGAAGCAATGATTAAAGAAATCATGCACCTGCTGGCAGTTAGTCACGGTGAATTTGACCAGGACCCAATGCTGCTGAACGTTAAGAATGGCTATGTTGATCTTACAGACGGTACTCTTCATGATGCGGACTGGACAAAAATGTTTTCCCGGCAGGCATCAGTTGAGTTCTCACCAAATGCAGAATACGATCACCCAATGTGGGATAAGTTCCTTTATCAAACGTTTGGTGGCGACCATGAAGCAATTGAATATATTCAAAAAGCAATTGGCTATTCATTAACCGGTCTTACATCGGAGCAGGTATTGTTCTTTTGCTACGGCAAGGGGCGTAACGGTAAATCATTAATGCTGAAAGTAATCTCTGACATTCTGGGGTCTTACTCACAAACGATGAGTGCTGACACTTTGATTGTTAAGGGTTCAACTAACGGAGCTAATTCAGACATTGCACGGCTTGAAGGTGCTAGATTCGTTGTTTCTAGTGAATTGAACGAAGGCTCACGACTTAATGAAGGGTTAACCAAGCAGATCACTGGTGGTGACCGTGTGGTAGCCCGTCACCTTTATGGTAAGGAATTTGAATTTGACCCATGCTGCAAAATTTGGATGGCTACTAACCATGAACCGATCATTAGAGGGACTGACGAAGGTATTTGGCGGAGAATCATTATCCTGCCGTTTGACCACATCATTGCCAAGGAAGATGTTGACCATAAGCTCTACGATAAGTTAATGAGTGAAGCGGTAGGCATCCTCAACTGGGCGGTCGAAGGTGCTATCAAGTATCAACTCGAAGGACTTGATGTACCAGAAAGCATAAAGTCTGCTGTTGAAGATTACCGTGGTCAGATGGACGAAGTACAAGCTTTCCTGGAGGACGAAACTGTACCGTGCGAGGGTGCTCAAGTATCATCGAAAGTCCTTTACTCAAAGTTCCAAGACTGGGCTAGAAGAAATGGCGAGTACGTGTTTAGCCACAAGGCGTTTAGTCAAAAGATGAAAGATAAGTGTAAGAAGCAGCATACAAGAATCGGGACAGTTTACCTGGGAATCAGAACAACTGAAACTGTAATTGGAGATACTGCCAAGGAGGCACAATAGCAATGGCATTAATCACATTCAGAGCTGATGCTAAGGCAATGGTGGTAACTGAATCGTACGAGGACTTAGTTCCCAAGATTGCTACTCATAAATTTGTGGAAGTCCATGAACAAGGACGGCCAGAACAAACAAGCAAGTACCTGGTAAACACTGAGAACATTCTGTGGGTTAAGGAGTAATCAATTATGCTTAGCGATAATAAACATTATCCCCTGTTAGAAAAGCTAGACGATGAAGAAGGCAAAAGGTGGGGAAGCTATACCTGTGCGATCACTGAAGATGACAGCTGGGATATGGAAGATGCAGCAGTGCTAGCAATTGCCTATTTGGTGGAGAGTGGATATCTCACTTGCGAAGAAGTAGCCAAAGCCACGCAAGCACTGACACGGTGCTCTGAATGGGACATTGGCCAGGCAACTTTTATAGAACGTGTCATGAAAGATGCAAGCGCAGTTAGAGCGAAAGGTGCGGACTAACCAATGCGTGAATCAGATATTCAAAAGTTAACCATGGTTGCCTTATCAAAAGACAACTGCACGGTGTTCAGAACAAACGCAGGCAAATTTCGCAGCATGGACGGTAAGAGAATTATCCAGGGCTTGCCAGTCGGTCACTTCGATTTGTACGGCTTTAAGCATGACGGCGTCAAGTTGTTTTATATTGAAATGAAAGACAAGACAGGTAAGGCTAGAGACAGCCAGATTAGGTTTCATGAAATGCTTAGCCGCTGGGGAGTTATCCACGGCATTGCACGAAGCCCAGAGGATGCGTTAAAGATTGTAGACGAGGAGTTAGTAGGTTATGGATTTTAGGAGGGAAAAGAAAATGACTAAGAAAACTATCATGGAACAGCTTACGGAAACTGACATAAGAGCAAAAATCAAAGGCCGTTATTATGATATGAACCGGTTATTTGGCCACGCGATGGATGATGCTAATGAGCTACATTTTGAAAACATCGAACAGCATGTAGCCGTACACACTCTGGACGCACTGGAGCGGATTGCTAACGCTTTGGAAAAGGACCAGGAAGAAGACTCAGGTGGGCAAACGCTCACCTATCACGATTTTTTTAAGGCTTATAACGCAAATCATAGCGGCTATCACGCCTATCCTGCTGCCCAAAACGGGATGGTTATCGGGGTAGCTATTATCTCAGACTACGACGGGCGTTTTATGGCTAGCCTTAGAACAGAGTCTCTCACTTGGCATTTTGAAGACTCAGTTTTCAGATACGACGAATTGATCTTAATGGCAAAGCTGGCAGCTACTTTACCAGGGCTTCGGGGAGAAATTGACAATGAACGAATTTCTTAGCAAAAAGCAGAAAGAAATCTTGATGCAGGCCCGTAAGAATAACATGCACCAAGACCTAATAGACATCATTAAGAAAGCAAAGGAAAAAAATGATAACAGTAACATGTGAGTGGTGCGGACTAGTTCTTGAACCTGGGGATGGCTACTATGAGTGGGATTGCCATGGCTTTTGCTCTGAAGAATGCGCCACGGAGTACATCATGTCCGAAGTTGATCTGATCGAAAAAGTAGTAGGGGATGATGACAGAATTTGAAAGTATGTTATCAATGTCACAAGCCAATCGAAAATGAATACGACTGCTATGACTTAGGAAACGGTATTTATTTGTGCAGTGACGACTGCCTAATTGATTATATGTACAGGATACACCATGGTTGAGCAGATCAGAATGATGAATGCTTACCTGCAGGCGGCTTTAGAAGGCCGTGAGCAGGTTTGCCAAGAGATTGTGGTTAATTACGCACATGTCTACCGAAAGCCTGTGAGAGACGTGTTAGCAATGATTAGCGTTGGTTTAATGGATCCAAGCGGGTTCAGTTATAAGGATTACCACAAGGTTAAAGAAATGATTATCAAGCAAGTACCTCCCCGCTGGGAGCGGCTGGGGTTTAATAGCGAAGAAGAGATGAAAGAAAATGAAAAAAGATACGATGAGCAAGCTTAAACAAGCTGAGGAACTGGTCCACAAGGCAGTTAAAGAGTGGAATAAAGGCGAGCCGGACAAGGCCGTCTATAATGAAAGTCTGCGTAAGGCAAGACACCTTATCTTTGAAGCTTACTATAGTGAAACGAGGGACTTATGGTGAACGAATTAGTTATTATGCACGGTCAGCAAGCTGTTACCACTAGCTTGAAAGTTGCTGAGGTATTCGGAAAAGAACATCGCACTGTAATTAGAAACATTAAGAATCTCACTGCACAAAATTGCGCAGTGAAAAAGATGTTTGTCAAATCGACGTACATCAATAGCCGTGGCCAAGAATGGCCAATGTTCTATATGAACCGTGATGGGTTCACGCTGTTGGCAATGGGTTTTAGCGGAGCAAAGGCAATGGGCTTCAAGCTGCAATACATTGAAGCTTTCAACGCTATGGAACGTCAGCTTACGACTAAACAAGATAGCTACATGATTGCGGACCCAATCGAGCGGGCTAAGTGCTGGATTGAAGAGCAGAAGGCACTCAAGGAAACTCAAAAGCAACTTGAAATTGCCAAGCCTAAGGTACTGTTTGCTGATTCAGTAGCCAGTTCAGAAACCACAATCTTGATCGGGGTGCTTGCCAAGATCATTAAGCAAAACGGGGTCGAGTACTTGACCGTTGAAGGCAAGCCAAAGCCAATGGGTCAGAACAACTTCTTTAAGTGGCTGCGTGAAAATGGATACTTGATTAGCCGCAAAGGCGACAGCTGGAATACTCCAACGCAAAAGGCAATGGATATGGGCTTGTTTGAAGTTAAGGAATCAACCACGCCTAATCCAGATGGTTCAGTACGAATCACTAAGACTACCAAGGTTACTGGCAAAGGTCAGCAATACTTTATCAACAAGCTTTTAGGAGAAAATGCTGCATGACACACTATGAAACAACCGTAATGCTCTGCCGTAAGTCAGACAGACAACTCATTCAAGTCCATGTCAATGAACCAGTGGATGCAATTAGAGAAAAATACGTCAAAGCGGCCCTGGGCGACAGGCAATTGGACATGGGGAAGTGGTCAATTGACTTAAATAAAAATATTGTATTGTCAATTGAGCAAACCGCGGTATCAATTACTGAAGACGTTAGTGTAAGGAATACAGATGGCCTAATGAAATTCATCAAGCCTGTAATCAGCGGAAAGTGGCCAAGCAGTGCTGAGCATTGAAAGGAGAGCAGCAATGACAATTGAAGAATTTATTGAGAAGTTAAACGCACTGAGTGAAGATGAACGGGGTGGAGTATGGGCTTTTTTGTCCCCTACGGGGGAGCCAGTAGTTGCGACTAATTCTGCCTCACTTCGCAGCATTGGTCCGTTGTGGTTGGCTTATCTGCCTAACTACACCAAGAGTTGGAAGTTCCTTGAAAAGCGCATAATCCCAGGCTGTGTATTAAAGTTGATGGGTGAATTAGCTGATAGCCGATACCAGGAGAAGTATGCAATTCTTAACGGCGAACCATATCGTGACATCGAGGGGAATCAAGTCTTTAATTGCTTTCAAATTAACTTAGGGTGCTTGGAACAAGACAGTGGCGTTTATCTAAGTGAATTGACGACCTATACTAAGTCAGAACTAGAGGAACTTAAAGAAGACCTGCCACAGAGAATGCAGAAAGCAATCGATGCACTGACTGTGCCAGTTGATAAAGCGTTAAAGATGGGCGAAGACAATGACCACATGGAGTAAGATAGATCATCCTGCACTGTATGCTGTGGTTGCTAATCTTGACCATGACCATTGGTACGTTGTGCATAACGCTAATGGCAAGGCGAAGATTTATATTGACTTAGCAAGTGCATTAACCCAGCTTGAGCGAGCTAGAGAAAAATCTGATTGCCCAGTGAAGCTGGTTTCATATAAGTTTGACGCAGAAGTTATCACAGAATAGCAAGGGAGTTATTGTAATGTATTACATTCCACAAAATGGTACTCGTAACAAGCTGGACAATGCAGAGATCAGAAGACGGTTTAAGGCGAAGGCAGGTCGCTGGGAATTGCTTTATCCAGGGATTGGAGACATTAACAAGCTGTCAATTAGGGCAGATGTAAAGTGCTTGGACTGCGGTAAAGAGCAGCATGTAGGATTGAACCAATGGCTAAGCCCTAAGAATTTAAAGCGGGGGTGTCCATACTGTGAACAGTAAAGATTGGATTTTGCTTGTAACCATCGCGCTGGTGAACTGGTTAATTAATGACTTGTTCTCAGACACGAGGGGTAAAGTTAGAGAATTGGAAGACCGGGTTCGTAAATTGGAGGACAAGAAATGAGCACAGAGTTTGTAATGGCTTTATGCGCTTTGATATGTGTGGTTATACTTAGCCTCGATCTTGGGATTATTAGAGGTCGGGTTACGTACTTAGAACATGAATTAAAGAAAGAAGTTGAATTGCTTGATAATTACAATAGGGTCCAGGAAAACCTTATTGCTAATCTTATTAAGCGTATTGACCAGAACAGCGAATCATGCAGCCAGGTTAATGATTTGGGCATTGAAATTAGAGTTTGCCAGAAAGATGTTGAGCATGCGTTAGAAATGATTGAAGAACTCAAGGCTAAACGGTCAATGGATATCCTGGACGAGCTGAGAAAGGAGGGCGAGGAATGAAGATTGTATTTGACGTACTGTTTGGCTTGATCGTAGTCGCAAGTTTAATTGGCTGGGGGGTGTGGATTATCGATGATTAGCTACAAGGACACAATCAGAATGAAGGCATCAACGGCTATTACTAGCATTGCTAATAAGGCTGACGGGCAGTCATTATTGTTTGCAGGTACTGAGCTAATTACGGAAATGTTAGCTAATGGCGTAAATCCTAACCTGTTAGATCAAGCCGTTAAGACAGTCAATGAAAAGCTGGAGGGCAATGAGTATGAGTTCTATTGATGTCACGATACCTGACGGTAAGGCAGTTGAAGATTGCGTCAAGCAAGCATACTTAGGCAAGCCTATCGAGAGGCCTGTTAAGTTGACCATACGGGCTGTCTCAGCCGTTCCCAGATCGTATACGGATAGTCATGCTGATGCGTGTTTAGCGGGGCTAGAATGGCCTGCCAAGCGCCTTGACGTAAGCCAGGTGTGCAAGTCACTTGAAGGGCTTGCCTATGACGACATCAAGCGTGTGGCAATGGTTGATGCAGCTAAGGTTTATGGTAGTGAGAATAAAATTGATGTGAGAGTGGAGGACTTATGTTACTGACGGCATTTATTTATCTCAGCTGGGGAGGGTTGATTGCAGCTATTGCATTCTTAATGTGCAAGCCCAGTCCGCTGACCATGCTTATTTTCCTGGGCTTTATGCTTACAGCTTACTGGTCGGTGATGATCGTATGATTTTTCCAGAGATTGATGTGAAGCAGACAGCATTAAACGTACAGACCTTTTTCAACGACACGGTACCACGGATTTTGAATTTTGCTGGGCGGTCTATCAACGACTTGACCAAGCCCGAAGAATGGCAAAAGCATTACCAGGAAGAATCAACGGGCAATGAGTATGAGCAAGCAGTTGATGCACTGATTGAAGCGATTGGTATTATGCGTGATGGAGATGTCTACCACTACCACAGAACTCTGTTGATTGATTGTTATATTAAGCGTAAGAATAACCTTGATGAAGAAATTAAACTTGGACTGGGTGAACGGACAGTTAATAAATACCGCCAGCAAGCATGTGTTGAATTTGCTGAATGCTTTGAAGGCGTAAAGGCAAGACGAGGTTTAAACATAGCAGGCGTGCTTGTAGAAATATGCGGTGAGTGTGCGGTATGAATGCGGTACTCATGCACTAAGTCAAAGATATCATTAAAGAGTACTCATATGAGTACAGTGTCTCAGCGTGATGGGTGAAACTAATAAATTGTCTGTGACCTCCTTTTTTACTTTCAAACATTGGGTTATATTTTTTCGATAGTATGTTTTCATTAAAATGTAGCGTGCGGAAACCTTCGATTTCAATCGAGGGAGGAGCACGCCTTTCTCCTTTCTGATTGTTAGATATTCGGTAGTCTAGCCTCCTATATCACTAGTTTTTGTGG